TATCAGTTGGCTTAATGTATCTAATATTACAGTAAGCTAAAAAAAGTAAAAAGACCAGGAGATCATTTATCACTCCTGGTCTTTTTACTTTTTTTATTTTTGTTTGGGTAAGTAGGGAAGCCATATCTTTCGGATTGTTTTTTTACACCTTCGATAATCTTTTTTCTTTTCTCTTCAATGCTGCTCATGAGCAAATCACCTCGATATTAATTTATTTCCAGTATGGACATTTTAAATTTTTTTAAACGTTCTAGGACAAGGGCACCTAGCCATAAATTGGGTTATAACCAAAAGAGGACTAGGGACACTAAGACACTGTCCTAAAAATAATTTGCTATTTGGGGGTCGGGGAAGTGGAAAAAAAGGGAGTAAGAGGTCAACGCTCAGATAAAAAACGTGATGTAAAGCCCACTCTAAAATTGGATTTAAAAGATGCAATTTATCGTTTATCGAACATTACCTACACCCCAGTCAAAGATGTTTGCCCATCACTATGTATGTTTGTTATTAAAGATCGGAAAACGATTGAACACTTGTCCCAATTTTTCAAGCGAGATTTACTATTCGACAACACTATGTTTCGAGGCCATGTTACTAACAAAACTATTAGTAAACGAATCAATGTTCCAGGTGAAAGGGTAACTATTAGGTTTTCTCAAAGTGAGTATTCTGCAATAGCTTTATTAGCATTTTCACTAGATTGTACAGTATCAAGAGCAACTGCAATTCTATTAGAAATCAGTATGAGCCAGGCACGCTTTGTAAATTCTTATATAAAAGAATTTTTACAACAGGAATTATCTGAATCGCAATTGAGAGAGTTTAAAGAGATCTTAAGGTATGTAAATAGAAATGGTGAATCGCATCACTCCTGGGCCTCCCTATTGGCTCATGTAGTGGATGAGGTAGGTTCGCCTGTTAACAGAATTAAAGATGCCATCAGTAGCTTCATAGATTTAAACTGGCGTGAATAAGGAATGGCATGGTTAAACATAACTGACGATACTATCCTTGTCAGAACAAAAATACATGTAAATCAAGGAATGAGTGGTAATTAAGTTTGTAGTTCTTTGTTTAAATGTTGATTTAACAATTTTTCCACCTGCGGTTTCAATGCCATGTTTGCATAGGTAGTCACTTAATCGTTGCTAGCTGTGGCACAATTAAATCACTAGATAATAAAAAAAATGTTTCATGAAACATAAAAAAATTTTGTTTCATGAAACGTACTAAAATACTTATTTTCAATGTTCTCATAAATAATATTTTAAGTTTAAAACTAAATAACAAGTAAATCAGATTAAAAATTAACAAGATCATCCCCAAAGGTTCTTTTCTTGTATTTTTTTATAAAAAAAATCTTCTTTAAAATTATATATAGGCCCACACCTAATTAAATTTTAGAAAGGTTGATATTAAATATGACAAATAAAATTAATCACAGAAAAGAACAAATAACAATTAACATTCAGGTTAATAATTACTTATCTTCCTCGGAAAGTAATGAAAAGAGACCTTTAATAAAAAAAGGACTTTTATCTTTTTCAAGCATTATCCCTATATTAATCGATATAATTTTAGCTATAAACTTCAACTAAAAGTAAGCCCAGGCCTCAAAAATAATTGAGTATCTGGGCTCTTTTCTGTTAAGCGCTACGTTGTGCAATGAGAATTTCAATCCTTCAAAATCACCACTTGTTATTGTGCCATTATCGAATTTCTCCAACCAAGATTTATCAATTAACCCTTTAGAGACTGCTTGTTGAATATAGTCACGTACTGCAGCTTTTGTAGTTGTGCTAGTGAATTTCATAATGTCATCATCCTCTTCAGTTTGTTGTGGTTTATCCTCTACAATAAGTTGCACTCTTACAGAACTACTTATCGGTACTATAACTTGACCTTCGAGTTTATATCCAGCAGACATTTTCCAAGTAGTAGGAATTTCGAAGTGTGGAGCATCATTCTGTCCTGCTTGCCAATATCCTCCCCATGTAATACCTAACTTTTTAGCAATTGCCCCTACCTTTGATAAAGTTGAAATATCATATAAATTTCTTGGTGGCGCTACTGCAACATCCCATGCTCTACGTGATGTATGATGAGTCCTAGGTTTTATTAGTTAATAAAATAACTAATCACATTGGTCTGTTTTTATAAAAAATTTTACTGACATGTTTTGGGTAATTTGGTATAGTCATATTTAGCCACACAAATTAATACATAAAAGGGGAAATTATAACATGAAGAAAATAAGTTTTTCAACCAGTCTATTATTTTTTTGGGTGAAAGGAGCCGTAGAAGTTGATAACAGATTTGTAAAAACCAATTTATCAAACACAATTCTAGGATTTATTCCAGCGGGTAAAGATGAACAAAGTATACCTCTGAAGAATATTTCTGGATCAATGTTATCTTCAAAATATAATCTCAAAGCAATAATTATTGGATTATTTTTTGCTTTACTTGGACTTTCATCTATAGGCGAAAGCTTTTTCGGTGGTTTAATTTGGCTAATTATTGGTGTCGGAATTGCTGGTAGTGGCATTCAAACGATATTAAACATAGAGAAATCAGGAACACCATATTACATAAGTGTGCCATTTTTTGAAAAAACCAAAATAAAGGAATTAAACCAATATATACACGCAGCTTTAGCTGAAGATACTGACAAAACAGATTTAAATTTATTCTTTGATAAAAAAGCTCAATAATTGAAAATAATAAAGAAGAATCAAAATAAATAAAGACCAAGAAAGCAATTCAGCTATCTTGGTCTTTACCTTTTAATTACTACGTTGTGCAATGATAATTTCTAAACCTTTAAAATCACCATCGGTTAATGTACCAGCATCAAATTTTTCAAGATGTGATTTATCAATAAGTTTTTTGTCTACTGCTTGTTTGAGGTAATCCCGAACTGCAGATTTAAGTGTTTCATTAGTAAATTTCATAACGTCATCATCCTTTGTTATTGGTTTAGCTGTATTGCTTTCCACAATTAATTGCACTGGATATTTACTTGTTGTTGGAATGATCACTTGTCCTTCTATTTTGTATCCCTTTGGCATAATCCAATTCGGTTTAACTTCAAAGTGAGGACGGTCAATTTGGGCTGACCAAACACCACCCCATGTAATACCCAGCTTTCGTGCAATTGCACCCACTCGATTTAATGTTGTTACATCATATAAAGACTTTGGAGGGCCAACAGCAATATCCCATGCTAGACGTGAATTATGATTACTGTTTAATGTCCAAGTAACGATATTACCAGGACGCGTTCTACCTTGTTCATAGAGGTACTTTTGTCGTTCCTGTGAGCGATATGTTTCAGTAATAAAAATGTTCTTAATACCTGCTTTAAAACACTCCTGAAACAACAATCGACAGGCAGTTTGTGCAGCAGGTAATAACTCCAAAATATCACGGCATGTAGTAGTAATGCTCGTCATTTTGCATCATCCTTTGGTTTGTCATAATACATCGCTTTTAGACTGTCTGACGCCCCTTTTGTGGTTGGGTCAATAATAATACCAAGTAATCCTAAAATGCTTAGAATCGTCTCTGAAATAGCTGTAAATTGGTCATTGTAAATTGTAATATCGACATTAAAAATGCCTGCGATTTGATTCGCAAGCACAAGTAGTAATGCAATTAATGATACCCAAAATTGTTTATGTTGAAGTCGTACTTTCCAGTTAATTTTCATTCGCTTTCCCCTCGATCTTATCCAGTCTTTTGTGTGCTTGTTTACTTGATTCTTCTACACGGATTAAACGATCATTATGAGCCTCTATTTTTCTTGCTTGATCTTTAAAATCAAGTTTTATGTCGTCTACACCTCGCACTATATAATCAACCTTAGACGAGATGCTTGCTTCCGTTGCTCCTTGATTTTTACTATCTTTTTTCATCGCAACAATTACCCCGACAATACCTAGAAAGGCACCTGTAGCGCCAAAAAACAAGGACAGTTCAATACTCATATAGCACCTACTTTCTTCATTATAAAAGCCCTCCGCATAGGATACGGAAGGCGCCTTCTGATTATTTTAAAGGCGTATACTTATCGCCTGTGATCTCTTTATACTGTTCCTCCGTAATCTTGCCAGCAACAACGAATAACTTCACGTTATCTTTCGTATAAAATCGTGGATAGTACGCTTTAGCTGCGTTGTAGTATACGTCATTCATTCGGTACGCCTCCTAATAGTTGTAGTATAATTTCTGCTTGGATCGCTTCAATAGTATCTATACGGACATCTTTTTCAATAAGAGCAAGCGTTAGAGACGCATTTTCCGCCTCTAAGCGCTCAACCCTTTCACTAGCTGTTTCGCCTTGCCCTAGCTTTTCTACTGCGCCTAGTGTACCGTCTGGTAGTCGTGGTCTGCGTTCAATCGCCATTAAAGCACCCCCATGATTAATGTAATTGCGTTGCTTGCGTTAGAATTCGATTTTTCAAGTTGAAGTTGTAGTACAATCGAATCTTTCGCCTCATTAGCAGCTAGGTAAAACTCATCTTCAACCTGACCATTTGGTAGACTTGCTGTATTAGTCAAAGTCATAGGTGTAAATGACTCCTGTTCTCCGGCTAACGTCATGCTTACCGATGCTTTAAGCGTCAATTCAACGTCATGTTGTATCCAGACAAGGATTTCCGAAGCAGTACCAGTAGGCGGTGTAATTTTGTAGCGAGCTGTCGATTTATTGACAGGTATAGCTACCTCATTTTTGCGTAATTTTACGGAGTGTGTCGTCTTTGCTCCGTAACTATCGATTGCTTCAACGGTTACTGCATTATCGCCAATTTGTAGACTTCCTAAAGACACATTAAAGTCAAAGACTCCGCTAGTACCTTTTGTAATCTGTACTGGATTTGCGCCGTTAATACGGTAACTTACCGTTGTTTCATTCTGATCTTGATCCTCATATGAACCGTTTATTTCAAAAGAATCAGAGTTAATAATGCCAGATGGTTTAGGTGGATTGACTGTTAGAATTGGTGCTCGGTTAGGTACTACATAGAATGTTCGCTCTACTGTAGTCGATTGACTATTCTCGCTATCTACTGCCCATACCTTTAAAGTGTGTGCTACACCTTCGGCAAGTGTTCCAGTAAGTGCTGTATCGCCATCAAATAATTTTCCTGCTTTAAAAGTAAGTTGCTTTAATAAAGAAATTTGCGTCTGACTTAGATTTGTTGCTAATACTTTACGTGGCTCATTGTTGATTTGATAATATACTGTGACGGATTGGTCTTTATCGTCGTCATATGCAGTACCGGCAATGTTATATGAATCATTTTCGTATAGAGTTGTATTATCGCCAGGTCCGGTTAATGAAACTGTTGGTGCCACATTGTGATCTATTTCAAACGGTTCTGAATACACGTAATCCGAATACACATTACTTGTATCTTTAGCACGCACTCTTAATTCAAGCGTTTTTAGTGTCTTATCTGTAGTGATTGTTAAACTACGAGAAAGTGTATTGTTATATGGTAATGGCGTCCATGCACCTGTAGTGTTGTATCTGTAATCTACTTCGTAAAGTGATAGATTAGCAGCGTTAGAAGCTCCGAAAGTAATTGTAGCAACCTCACTCGGTTTAAATTTTTTGCCTTGTATTGGTGATGTAAAGGGTGTTGGTGAAGCAATGGATAGATTAACACGTGATTTACGTACATACCAAAAACCGTCTGTGTGACGTCCATCTGCTGGGTATGCTGTAGCACTTCCAATAACTCCCGTTTGCACTAATGAACCGCGTACGTCTTGTGTAGTGTACGTGTTTTTACTAGCGTACTTAAAAAATACTTTTGCACCTGTGTAAGTGTGACTAGAACTACCCGTGCCGCTAAAAGTAGGTAATTGATAACGAGTGACGTAAGAACCATCAAACGCATAGTTATATATTAATGCTTGGTCGGTAATAGAGACATTTTCCCCCCATAACTCTCCTAGGTAATATTTGTTTGTTGCCGGATTAAACCCGAATGCTTTTCTCGCGAGTGATGGTGTCACACTATCGTCATACACATACTCCCATGGCGCGGTGTCTTGATAAGTCCTTTTAGCGTCAACGTTATATTTATCATAGTAATATTGTGGTGGTTGTACAGTATACAAACCACTCTCACGATATGCACTTTCGAGCCCTGCTGAATCAACAGCTTTAACACGCATTTTTAGGCTCGTAGCTGTAGGTATTGTGTAAGTTAGATTGTTTGTTGTAGTTTCTCCAACTTTTGAGTAAGCACCACCATTTAAAGATGCTTCCCAAATGTACTTGGACAAATTGCCTTCCGCGTCTGAAGCAGCTCCAACTGAAAATACTTTAGAATCACCTATTTCGAGATTCCCCGATGGTTGTGTAAATGACCCTGGCATTGTTGGCGGTGTATTTATTGCACCTCGTACATACCAATATCCATCTGTATGTTGCCCATTTACTGGATACGTTCCATCCTCTGCGAGAATACCAGATTGCACTAGTGATCCCCGAGAATAGTCTGTTACAGATGTATTTTCACTTGCTTTCCTCTCCTGCATTTCAACCCATATCAGAGTACCCACTGCAGCACTTCTCGCCTCTAATGCTGTATATTTCATTAGTCGGTTCCATTGAACTGCGCTACCTTGCGAAGAATCGTAAGTTATAGCATAACCAACTGAACCAACTTCTACTGGACTATTGGGATTCCACTTAGGACCTGCGATATATGTGTTGGTGGCAGGATTGAATGTATAACTTAAATAGAGCATGCTAAAATCTTGTCTATATTCTCCGTTATATCCCGAACTACCATGATTAAGCCAAGGAGCATTGTCTGCCTTAACCTGAGTAGCTACAGTTGTATATTTATCATAAAAATACTTTGCCATTCTTATACCACCTCCACTAACTCAACGTTAAATGTCTGCCAATCACCGACACCCATTTCAGCATTGATATAGTCAATGTCCACGTTACTGCGCGCTAATTTAGCACCTTTTTTGTACGCATTTTTTAATGCTTGTACTTTGATTGTGTTTGTTCCTACCTCTGTAATCACTACATCTTCTGTTGCGACATCATCAAAAATAGTGACCTGTGTAAAAGCTGTGAAGCCTTCTACACTAGCTACTTTTAAAGTAGTTGTGCCTATCTCTACAGTCTCGATAATGTCTGTTAAGGCTTTATCTAACACCATGCGGCTAGGTGTTCCGTCAAAGGCATCAAAAAAACTACCTCCGTTACCTGGAGCGCGACCATCAATGTCTAGTTGAGCCTGTAATCGTTTTACAGTAGATTCCAATTGAATGATATACTCATAAGCATCATAAATACCATCCTCGATGTTGTTAGCTCGCTTTTGATTAAAACGAGTCCCCTCTTGTATGATTTGACCTGTTGTTACGTCTTTAATTTGGTCATACCATACCGTTTTATTGTAAGGATTTGCTTTACGTCCTAAGACTGTCATTGCGTGCCCTCCTTGATCTCTAATTTAATTGCAAAGACTATTACTAAGCCGTCTTGTCCCTTTTCAATGACTGTGTTGTAAGTTTGAAGTTCGCGGCCCATCGAATCTACCAGTTTTGCAGAAGTAATTGAGCCTACTTCATTCTCTAAGTAAACGAAATGTTTAATAGTATCATCCGTCTGTAATGTATTTAAAAGTGGGTATTCTTTAGATACGCCACCAATTGTTACGATTGCTTTTGCACCTAATTTTTTTATTGCCTCTAATATTGCACTTCTATATAACGCCTGTATTGCCATCAGTACACCTCCTGTGCTTCAAACTCGCCACATATTAAATACGACACATTAAAGTCATATTCTTGTGATTGCCCATTTATAGAAAGTCCCATGCCTACGCCATTTGCATCGTCCGTTGTAAACTCTCCACAAATAAGATAGGGTACATCGAATGTGTACTCTGAACCTCTTAGTGTGATTAAGTCCTCGATTGTGCCAGTAATATCGAATTGTAAATGTGCTGGCTTATATGTTGCAATGTCAGTATTTAATTCAGTTAAAGTAATACCGTTTTGTAAGGGAATATTAACTACAACAACTCCAGGCTCAGGTAATTCCGTTAATGTGGCGTCTTTATTCGGAACGTGAGCGTTAATGATGGATAACATATTTGCAACTGTTGCTGGTGCAACACCTCGCAATTTTGCCAAGATACGTGAGCGTCTTGTTTCGACTGTGCTATTCAGCTTTGGTGTAATCGCTAAAATACGCTCCCACTCTCGTAGTCCCCACGTTGTTGTACTAACATTAAACTGTAAAAGTAACTCGTCAATACTGCTGTTAAGGCGTGCAAACTCTGCATCTTCTGCGGATAATAACTCGCTTGATTCGAGCAATTCATCGTAATAAGGAGGTACATAATCAATCAGCTTACGATTATAAGGCATTGATATTCACCGTCCCTAAAACCGCAACTTGTTCGTCTGTAATCTCGATATTTGCTGTACCGCCATTCACTGTAAGATTTTCATAGTCAACAATAGTCGGAATGTCTAAAATGATGGCAGCGATACGGTTATACCTAACTGTAGGATCTTTAAACGCTAAAGGCTCCAGGTATTCATGTAATGCTGTTTCAATGGCTGTCTGTACTTCACTAATAGTTGCATCTGGCGATAGCGTCAAATCTGCGGTAATATCAATCAATACTTCCGTTGCTCCTACTACCGTAACACTAGCACCTACTGGACGTTCATCTTCAATATGTTTGGTAGCTTCGTTAATTATTGTTTGTGAAGGTGTACGTTTATCATCACCAAGCAAAACGACTTTTACTGTGTTTGGACCATTCCAAGTCGGATACACTCGTACAGCACCAACACCAGCTACCTCCCGTGCCCATTGTTCGTAATGATGGATATTACCACTTGTTGCAGGCTTTCGGACTTTATCGTAAACACGTTGTAGTAATGATTCGTCAGTTTCTTCATCTATTCCGTTATTAAACGCCAATTCATTTGTAACTGTAAGTACGCCTGCAAGATCGCCGACAATTGTATTAATTTCACCAATACCGACATTCCCACTAACTCCTCCAAGTACAGCTTCAACAGATTCTTTCGCAGATTCAGAAGTCAAAGTAACGTCATTTATGGTTACAAAATAAACACCGTCGTCTGTACGTACTTGTGTCCCTTTAGGTATATATTGACCCTGTGGTCCAGTAAACGTTACTTCCCCCTTTGCAATAACAGAAGGCTTACGGTCAACACCGAAGTCTGATGCTCCTAACGTCAATAAATCAGACGGCATATCTTCGTTTAAAAATGCGTAACTCAATGTTCTGTCTAATGCTATATATGCCTGCGCAAACTCCTGTGCTGCTGGATCGGATAAATCATAGGCTATCGACCCTTGTCGTTTATCAACTTCTGGAGGAATTGAGTCAAGCATACGAGATAAGATATTCGCTTCTGTTTGGTCATTAAATCGTGGCGTGATTGCCATTAAACGGTCACCTCCTCTGTTATAAATATTCCTGCTACAGTGATTACTGTGACTTCGATTAAAATTCCATCGGAATTATATTGCTTAACAGTTACGTCAGAAACTTCCTCAATACGATCATCACCTTCGATTGCTTCACGAACTACTCGGGGTATTTCAACGTTCATGAGGTCTTGTGTTAAGTTCTGACCGATAAGGTCGCGCAGTTCTTCTCCATACGTATCGTCGTAAATTAAGTACCGATTACGTGCCGTCATAAGGGCTTTTCGGATATATTGACGGATAGCATCTTCATCATTGATAAAGGTACGTAATCGTCCGTTTTCTAAGTCCATTCGCCAAGTGCTGGACGCTTCTATAACGGGCAATGTATGGGTGTCTAAGTCGAGTTCATCTTCTTCTTCCGCTAAAATTTCGTATTCTATAGGAGTTAATGACACGTTAAACCACCGCCTTATCTAGTACGTATATCATTTGACCGTCATTTGCTACTGCTACAATGACAGGGTCATCTACTTTTAAGTCACATTTAAACGTTAATTCTCCGTCAATGATTTCAAGCGAACGTAAGTCTCCGCCTCCAGTGTACGTATCTTGTACTTGACCACTAACTGTTCCGCCAGTAAAGCTAATTGTTCGTTTATGTTCAAGTAAATGTTCTGCAACGATAATACCTTCACTTGGTGTATCGATTGAGTCTCCGTCAACTTGAACGGAGATTTCAGGAGGTAAAGATTTAATTACGGCTCGTTTTATATCAACGCCTGATGGGCTTGAATTTCCTCCAAGAAGTTGATATAAACGCGATGCTCCAGTTCCTTCCATCATTTACCTTCCTCCTTCTTTATGGCTTCGTTCTTTTTCTTCTCAGCTTCAAGGGCTTTCTTTGACGTTTTCTTTTTCTTCTTTGGTGTTTCAGGTTTCAAATCATCGTCATTAATATCAATGTCAGGCAAATCGTAGGTACGGCTTAATTCTAACGACATTAAATGATTTTCTGCATAAGTGTGATTAATGGTTGTTACATAAAAAGCGCCATAAATGCCCGTCATTACATTTTTAATGTAAACAGGTGTTCCGACATCCACCTCTGGAATACCTAAAACCTCAACACGATACTGCTCGTCAATAACACCCTTTTGCTTCATGAGCATATCTGCACGTTGTTTTATTTGTGATTCTGTAGCTTTCTCGTCCATTGTTTCGAGTGCCTGCATAACACCAAACTTTTGGCGTAGTTTTTCGTTTTTAGCAATAACTGTACGTTCTTTACCTTTTTCACCGCCAATTACTTTGACTTGCGTAATTGTGTCCTCGATTGACGATGAAAAAGAAGCACTAATCAAGTTCGTACTGTCCTTAAACACGTATTTCCTTTCGGACTTTGCGCCTTCTGTTAGTGTTAGATTACCGGCATCGTTACCGATAAAATACCGTTTCCCCGTTTGACCTTGCGTTAGTCTAAGTGCAGTTACAACCATATCAAAAAGGGTTTTATTCGACATTCGCAAGTAAGGAATAACGTAACCTGTGTCGGCAATTTTGCCAGTCTTAATTCCAAACTCCTTTGCTAATGTCGTAATAATTTCGGACGCTTTCTTGTTCTTAAATATACGAGAGTCTGTAGATTTTGATAGATAAATATTACTGTCATAAGCTGTTAAAGTAACGTTTCCCTCACTATTGACTTCGTGAGAAAATACTACACCGACAAATAACAGCTTATTATCGATACGTAATGAAATACGACTACCTTCGCTTATACGAAATAAAGGAGTACGTCCATCTTTCGTCACAATTGCGCTAACATTTAATTGCCGATTGAATTTCGAAGTATCTCCAGATAGCTCGGCAGAAACGACCATTTCGGATATGTCGTAAGAACCGTTAAGTAGTATTCGTAAATTCATGTAGGGATCACCAACTTCTGACCAGGCTTAATTACGTCTGGATTCTTGCCGATTGTAGTTTTGTTTGCTTCGTATATCTTGCTCCATTTACCACCATCACCGTATTTTGATTTCGCAATCTTCCATAATGTATCACCTTTTGCGACTGTTATCGTTGTAGGCTTTTTCTCCACAGCAGTTTGCGTTTGCTTCACGGGAGTTGCTGTTGTTTTACCTTTACTATCCGTAATCAATTCTTTCGCAGTAAATGGACGATGTTCAACAAGTGTTATCGAATAATAAATATCGCCAGGTGCTCCAGCCTTCTCTGGCTCTAAATCAAAGGCTTCAATAAATACAGGAACGCTAATTGGCGTCCCTGTAATGATTAAACGTAAATTAAGGCGTGTATCACGCCATTTTTCAATTTGCTCAACCCACTTCCACGGCTCCATGAAATCCTCGTATTCGCAATATGAAGCGTTATAGTCGCGAGGAAAGAACGAACTAAACGAATACTTCTTCAATCCTCGCTCACCTGGAATGATAATATCGCCGAGACTTGCAATTTTTACAGGAGTGAAATCGAAAGGAGACTCGCGATTAATTACTTCTGGATTGACTGGAAATTGCTTATAGACGTTGTTACGATCTTTGAGCCATATGCCGATAGTGCTTTTAGCCAATCTGAACACGCTCCTTTTCGATTAGTTTTGCAATACCGTACGCAATTTTCTCAATGTCGGCTTCTTCACGTACTGTAAACGAGTTACCAGTGATTAAAACACCACTGCCTGGACCACCGCTGTTACTGTCTGAATAATCACGATTTTCTCGCGCAGTTAAAACGCGTTCGCCTTTGTGTAGTCGTGCCGAATACAGTTTGTTATCGTAAAGGCTTTTTATCCTCTACTTCCGGGAGTTTCCTCGCATTACGGTACGTCAAAAAGCACCATATCTTATCGATAGGCGCTTACTAATTTCTTATTCGTACCCGGCTCAGCATACATTTTCACCTACATTAAATTAACGTTAAGGTGTCAACCACTCGTGGGGATATTTTTGCTCTCATATCGCTCAACCCCTATGCGTTACGGTGGCGAGTGATGTTCTCGCTTACCTCGGTATTAGCATATTGTAAAATTTCGGTTAATTAGATTTCACAACTTAGCTTTTACCGATTTTGGTTGATTATTCGAAATAGATCTCTCTATTAAGCGGCTATACAATAACCGTCATACGGCACATAATCTAATCCATGATAATTTGATTTCGGAGACTCACCCTTCCCATTCCCAACACCAATAAAATTACCGGCAAAGTTTATTCCTGCGCTGATTCCCTTTGTAATCCAACCAGGTAATTTAACATTAGAAATTGAATCGATAAAGTCCTTTACATGTCCCTTTGCAGTCGAAATCCAACCACTAAGTGTTTCGAACCATCCTTGAACGATAGATAGTGCTCCTGAAAATCCTTCTAACGCGTTTTTAACGCCAGTTAAAATGAAGTCAACTAACGGAGCCAACACGTTGTCCCATGCCCATTTAATGATTGCTGAGAGCGCCTCCCATGCGATTCCTAATAATTCAAGGACAGGCTTCGCGATTGACCACAGCGTTGAAAATAGTTGAACTAGAAACGAGATTGCTGGAGCGATGATGTTGTCAAAAACCTTCATTGCGATATCCCCAATGACCTGTAAAATGTTCCAAAAGCCACTCAAATACGGCTCAATAATCGACCACACATTTGAGATGATGTCAGAAATAGTAGTCCACGCTTTAGAGAACGCTTCTTTTAGACGATCAAATACACCTTTAAATTGCGTCACTTTTTCGGCTATATATGCTTTGACTTCTTCAAATTTCGTTTTAATCGCTTCAAATGTACCTTTTCCGTAAATTGCATCGACGAGTCCACTGACTCCATTCATTTTAAATGCTTTCCACAGTGATTTTATCTTAGATGTAATTTTATTGATAACACTGTCTACTACGGAAGCAACTTCGGGAGACAGCCCTAATGTAGCTATTAAGTCTGCTGAACCCTCACCTGACAATATAGAACCTACACCACCGAAAATGTTTCCTACTGTGTCAAAAGCTGATTTTAGGCTATTTCCGAATTTACGTATACTAGTAATCTTTTCATCAGAAAATCCTACACTTTTTAGTATGTCGATAGATGCTTTATGTTGTCCTGAAAAGATAAACGAAATACTTTTGAAAACAGCTTTCACCTTATCAAATGCGCCTTTAATGCCATAAGCAAATCGGATAACTGTTTTTATTTGTTTTTCTTCCAGTCCTAAATTTTCTAAAATTTTTCGTCCTTTACCATAATCCTTGAAGCCACCTTTAATTAGTATGAACATAGACTCAAATATCCTTGAAACCGTTTTTACAGCATTTCTTATACCGTTTATAAACCCTCTGAAAACCTTACTATTATCATAGAGCGCCTTGAAACCGACTGCGGCTGCGGCTATTCCTGCAGCGATTAACGTAACTGGATTTGCTAACGCTGCAATGACGCCTACAATGGCAAATGCGCCCATTGCTGCAGTAAGTGCTCCTGCAATATAAGCGATTGGCTCTCGCCATTTCCAGACAAACTTTCCAAAAGCGATTGCATTATCGACTAATCCTGCGAGCTTGGCGTCTAACTTTTTTGCCATGCCGTCTAGGTCGATATTATCGAAGGCTTCAACGATTTTTCCTAGTGTCTCACCAAGTTTAGAGTTACCGAGATTACCAACTTGCCGTAAAAACTTACCGACTCGTTCTTGAATCTGCGCCCAATAGCCGAGTGTAGTTTCGCCCATTGCATTTACAGTTTCCTGGGTGATACCCATTTTATTAAGCATTTTATTAATTTCCGCTATTTGTTCTGGAATTGCCATTTTTTTAATGTCGTTTAGCTCACCTTTATTCAATCCAAAACGCTCAACCATCGAAAGTGCGTCTCCTTGCCACATCTCTTTGCCTTTTGTTACTCTAACTCACTAAAGTTAGGGTGTAGTCATTTCTGCTACACTCTTTACGCTTTCACGTAAAGAACAGACTATATCATTAGCATATCTCACGATATACACGGTGGGGTTCTATTATATAGTCACCTATATAATAGTCGGATATTCCGATAGTCGTTGAGGGTGGCTTGGTTGTCGCCTTCCCTGCTGATTGACCAATCCTAACGATTTTTACACTTTGGTACGTTAGGCTCTAAGGTTCGTTCCAGCATATAACCCACTTTTACTGCCCCCTTAATTAAGGGCAAATGCTGCTCCGTCAGTTCCTTGCGTAGGATCAAGAACCATCAGACGTTCAATTATTGACCATGCTTTACCTAAATCCCCGACGTCTTTTGTCATTGCTACAAGCGTTTTAGACGACTTTAGCATATCTCCACTATTAAGCAACGGACTGTCTATCGCCATCTTATCAACCATCTTCAAATAAGCATCTGACTTTTTCGGGTCATTAAATATTGCTTTAACTGCAACCTCTGATTGCTCGTAACGTGCCGCAGCTCCGATTGTTGCATCAAACGCTTTCGCTGCTCCTTGTACAGTCATATATGCGCTAGCGAGTCCAATTAAAGTGCTTTGTAACCCACCGAAAGACGCACTCAGTCCATTCGATCCGACGTGCAAACGACTTACACTAGCCGCAAATCCATTCATACGATTAGATGTTGTGGAGACAGTACTTCCTAGACGATTAGTTGCTGTTTGTACTCTCGATATGCCCTCACTCGCTGTACGTCCTGCTCTGTTCATTCGATTCATCATATCCGTGATTCGTCGTAAGCGCGAAGAACCTTGATCCCGTAGACGAAACACAGCTGTCAAATTTACAGCCAATTATTTTCCTCCTTTCTGACGTTCTTTTTCCGCCTTTTCTTCTTCCTCAATTACAAGTAACTCTGATGCGTAAACGAAATTCTTATAACGTCTATCTAGAGTGTAAATTTCATGAGGCAGTACATGTTTATCTTGCCATATGCGGTGTAGCAAAAACGCTTCGCCACCCGCCATTATTAGTTTTTTACTTCTTCGATTTCTTCTTCGTCATTAAAGCCGGATAACATTAAAATTTCGTTTTGTAATGTAGCAATTTCACCAGCTAGTAGTGCTTTTTGAACACATTCTCCTGCGTCAGATGCTCCGAAATGTTCTAGTAGTTGTGGGCTAGAAAATGAAGGTTCAACTACAGATTTAACGATAAGTAAGCGTGCAACTTCTTCCTCATTAACTTTCATCTCTATTTTTTTACCGTTTTTCATTGGCCCAGTTGCTTGATCTCGAATCTTATCAATGTCCTCGCCAGTAAGCGCCTTAATCGTAAACTCTGTTCCTAGACGTTTGATTTTCACTTGATTCGTAATTTCCGTTGCTGGCTTTGCGCCTAATAATGCTTGTAATGCGTCCATGTATGGATAACCTCCGTTGAGTTTATTTTCGAATTTAAAAAGACGCTAAGAGCCGTAGCCCTTGCGTCATAATTGCATTAAATCATGATGTACTCGTAACCTTCACAAACAAACTGCAGTTCTTCTTCAACTAATGCGCCATGCTCAAAGTTGATTACGGGAATATTCGTAAATTGTACACCCTTAATTCGAATTTTCTCCGCACCAACTGGCGCATTTTCTGGATCCTCTAATGCGACAATAAGCTCTGTTACAAACGCGCCTTTAGTATCATCTGTAATCTGGCCAATCTTCTTCGCAAATTCGTTGCTCATCTTGTAAGACTTAATCGTTCCAGTAAATTCGAAGTCCATCGCCTTCTTACCTTTTGCGCGAGTACCCGAACGTTTAACATCTTCGTAGTTGATTTCGCCGTTCACTTCAACACCGTATACATTTGTGAGCCATTGTCCATCATGGATCAGCTTACCAAACGTACCTGATACGGCATCAGTTGATTTCATTACCATAAACTATTACCTCCTGCGTTATATTTAAAAAGACGACTACTAAACAGTAATCGTCAAGAAAATTCGTTCCATACTGTCAACTTCCGTATAAGCAACAGCGATGAATACTTTGTCACCTTCTGACTTATATCGAGAATCGAGCATTACTTCTGGATTCATTAGTACATTGTCCGTCTCCATCAATTCGAGATAAGCCTTAATAGCACCAATTAATGATGCTTGGCCATTCGGATTATTATCGACTTTACCAATGTAGGAATCGCGTGCAGTAGACGGAATGTCCGTAGCGACAGCTTGTTTAGCGCGAGTCGTACGGATTTTACCACGTTCTCCAGCATTTGAGTCCGTTGTGATGCCTTGCTCAATACGGACCTTGTTGCCGTCTTTGATGATTACGAGTGATCCAGATTTTAACGCTGTCTCTACTTGCGAGTTTTTAAGTCGCAGGGTAACGTCAGCAAGTGGTAACTCTGCATAAGTAATAGACTTGTTAATCGGTGTTCCTGCGATAAGTCCCGCGATGTACGGCGCATAATCAGCCGATTGAACTTCGGTTCCGTCTGCTAAAACTACGCCAGTAACCAAGTTGACAATATACGAATCCTTCAAAATAACAGAACGCGCATTGCCCGCTGTAATATCAGCATCGCTCGCTGCATCTCCGCCAGCTACATACATAAAGTGTTTACCTTCTTCACGACAACTCTCTACCCATGCTTTAGTCGCTGTCTGTTCTGCTGCATCGATTACAGTAGGATATACAAAGACGTTAAAGTCTTGCACCGAGAACGTATCTCGTAAATTAGCGTATTGTTCTGTCGCTGTTTCGCTTTCACCGATTGCTGGCACCGCGTATACTAATACTTCTTTAGCCCCGCCTTGTAAAATGCGTGTAATTGGTGTTGCATTTGCGCTACCAACTAACTCCATACCGTCTGATACGGTTTCAATTGTGTAGAATTTTCCTGCCTCTGCTGTACCGCCTGTGTAATTAAAAATCGGTACTGCTACTGTTCCGCGTGAACCGCCCGTTATAGATGCAAGTGCTGCATCGCGGAAATTAATATATAGTCCTGGACGGACTGGTAAAGACGTAGCTTCCCACGTTCCTCCATTCGCCATCTAAATTCCTCCTTCGTTAATAGCTGCGTGAATTTCACGCATTTTTTCGTATTGTGGTTGCGTATATGCTTCAAGTAGTAAAGCGTTAAGCACGCCAACAACCGCATAAACTCCGTCCGTTTCCGTTTTAAATGGGGCGGACATAGAAAAAGACTCAAACGTGATAAAGTCGTTAGAGTCTCGTATTTGTACTTTTTTGGATAAGTAATCGCTCAATTTTGAACGGATTAATTTCGATTTTTTTAAACAATCAATCTCACTATTACCGAAGTATATAATCTGATAAATACGGTTGATTTCATATGCTGCTTGCGTGAAATCGTCGTCACTATCGCCTTGCCATCGAATACCGAGCGTATTAGCAATATATTTTAACGGTAAGTCTTGTTTATACAAGCGAGTGACGTCTACAGTCGCCAGTAAATCACCTATCGTATCGATTTCTTTGATTATGTCCGCCATAGACTACCATCCCGCCCTTCTAAGCTCTGATTCGATTTCCCTCTCGATCCACTCCGCCCATTTTTCCTTGTTGTTTTGCGCTGGCTTATCGAGGAATTTCTTTTCACCGTTTACGTTTGCACCACCCGCATCTTCTTCATGAATGTAGTATGCATAATTGAATCGTCTTGCTCCACGTGTAGCATTAGCGCTGATTTCAACGCCTTTTTCGTTACCTTCCGTAAACACTTCCGCAGCTATTTGCTGTCGTAAATTGCTCGTATCAATTGGCGCAATATCAATCGATTCAGCTTTCCAATCGTTCTTAACGTCTGTGAGACCGTTTAGCATTCCGCGAGCTGTAGCGTCGATTGATCGCTCCATTGTTCGTGCTAATCCATTAGCTTCAATATAAAACTCGGCCATTTCGTCACCTCACAAGAAAACGGATGTCAACGTAACTTTACCATTAACCATCCGTGTATACTTTATCGATATAGGCTTGCGCTCTATTGTATGGCCCAACTCGTTAGTAAACGAAAACATATCATCATAGCTGACATCTGGCATCTTGTCGAACAGCAGTTTAAGAGATGTTGTAACTTCTTCACCAAGTTGATTCGTAACAACTTCGAAGCGTTCCGTAGCTCTGACCGTATATTCAACCGGCTCTGCGTAATCATCAGTCGCCCATCCATCGTTATTGTCTGCGATGTATTTACGCACAAACGCCTTTTGTTTTAGTGGTACAATCGCCATTAGAGCGTCACCCACTTTACGCGTCCATTATTGCTGTCGATATCCTGATTAGCTTCTGCGATTATGTCGCGAATGTCATCTGTAATAAGATCGTCTAACTCTTTCTTCGCCCAATCCTTGAAGGTGAACGAAATGCCATCGATACTGAATCCGGCAATGCCTCGCTGCGCCATTACAGTTGTATCATTAAAGTTAGCGTTAAGCACGCAAGCAAATAAGTAACACGCTTCGTTTGGAATCGTATAACCTTTAAAGGCTCGACGCAGAGTACGTTCACCGACGTTTAAAAAGCGTATCTTCTGCGTATCGTCAGATGCTAAAAAGTCTTCATTATCAACCGCATTATATGTTACATATTCGGATGCTTCTGTTAAATTCCATTCCACACGCCACACCTCCGTATTATTTAGCGGAGGCTGTGCGTTTAGCTGGCGCTTTAATTACAGGCTTTGCCTCCGTTTTTGGTTCTTCATCGACACGAGTTACGTCTGCTAATCCGTCTAAGACGGTAATTTCGTCCTTATCTTCCGTTACATAAGTGCCGTTATTAAATCGCTTTAGCTCGCCATTAGCGTAAAAGCCTAACGATTTATAACGCGATTCGTATTTCGCCATGATTGCGCTCCTTTCGTTAATAATAATGCGTTAAAGGCGGTGCAAGACCGCCATAACAGCGATTATTTTAAGCCCTTAATGCGAGCGTGCGCTTTCTCTTGCTTGAACTCTAATAAGAACTCACCAACAATCTGACCTTCAAGATAGTCTCCCTTGATACCTAAGAACGTATGTGCAAAGTCGCGACCTTTTAACGGCTTGATTTCTGTACGATTAGCGTCAATGATAAACACTTCGTCTGGACCAACGTTAGGATTTAGTAAGATTTCTGCAGAACCGAAGTCTGATAAGAAGTGATCCACAACTTGACCACGACCGTTATCTTGGCGAGTGATATTGATCTTGTCAACGTCAGCAGCCGAGATAGCACGCTTTTGTTTAGCTCCAACAACAATTTTGTAGTTACCGCCTGTTGCGAAACCACCTGCCTCATAAATAGCTTGGAACGCATCACCCAACATATTAAGCGTTAATGTAGCATTGTTAGCATTAATTACATTTGTCTTAATAAAGTTACGGATACCGCCTGTTTGACGTACTTTACCGTCTGGAGATTCGTATTTCACACCGTTGATTACTGCTTTTTCAAGTTGTAATGCAAGCTCTAATAGTTTCTTTTGTTTTTCGTATTCGTAAAGATCATCAATGCCGTATTCAGAAGTTGCTGCGGCTGTACCTGAAATTGATACTGTTTCATCGAAAATTTGCGTTAAGTTAGATACACGTTTACGAGATTTGTAACGTGCTTTACGAGCATCTGCTCCTTCTACACCTTCAACAAATTGGAACTCTACTTTAGCACCATCTACTACGGCTGCGGCTGTAGTTCCTGCGTATCCGCGAGTAACTGTTAATTCGTTTGCATTAATAGCTGTAACTAAAAGTAACTCCTCACCGATTTTTACAACGTGCTTAGGCTCGAAAATAGAACCGTCTGCAACTGTGATTGTTGTTGCATCAACTAAAGCTGCTGTTGCAGTTGTTTCATCTGCAAACATTTCGTCCTCAAACCACTGATGCTCTACTTGTGACACAGGTTCACCAAAGCCGACTAAGCTAATCATTGGTGTTTGGTGTGGATTTAAAAGTAATAATTCGTCTGTAACTGATTCTTTTTTACCTACGATTTGATTCTGTAACGTTGTCATAAATTTTTAACCCCTTTAGTTTTTTTTATTTTTGATGTTTACTGCCAATATAAAAAGCCGTTAGCTATATTCCGCTAAACGACTATTTACCAAGTTGCTTTTTTAATTGTGCATAGGCAGCTTTATCTTTTAGTAAGCCTGTTCGACGTGCTTTTTCGGCTGCTTCTGCGAGTAATTGATCGGCCGTCTTTTCGGAATGTCCGCCAGTGCCGCCATTTGTAGCAGTACCTATAGGTTGCGTCTGTTTCTTCGCTACCAGGTACGGTTTATTTTCAACAAGCGACTTAATAATGTCGTCGACTCCGTTAACTTTGCCATCTTCACCGATTTCTACGACGGATAAATCGGACAATGCAATAGCTGCGTCAATGTCGATAATATTTGCGCTTGATGCTACCTTAATAAATTCGTTCTTAATTGCTTGTTGACGCGCATTATTGCGTTCGGTTTCGAGTTGTGCCGTTAATTCTGCTAATTGTGCCTCGAATTGTTTCGCCTGTTCTTGCGCCTTCTCTAAGTCAGTTAATTCCGACTGACGCTTTTCTTCTGCTTGCGATTCAAACTCTGCAAGTTTTGCTTTTAAATCGTCGTAATCTGCAAATTTCTTACGCTCTCGCTTGATTCGGTCTGTAATCATCTCGTTGATTTGCGCTTGTGTGAACGTCTTTTCTGCGCTCTCAGACGATTCGAGTTGCGATTCAGCGGGCGGTTGTCCGTCTGGATTCGTCTCAGGCGCTTCTGGTTCGCCGTCTTCTGCAAAATATTGTAGGTTTAGCGTTAATAATGCGTTTAATTTGTTAATCATAGCGTATTACCTCCGTTTTTTGAGCCTACGTAGGCTGTAGTTTCCGTTATTATTTAACGTCCTTTCCGTTCGGACATAAAAATACCGCAACTCATTTATTTCTCAGAGTGCGGTTTTAAGAAAGATAAGATTCTGCTATTTCTATATCGAGCGATATTAGTAAATTAGGATATTTTTTATCAAGTCTTTTGAGGCAATCAGCGTATTCTTTACTTTGAAATACGTGTGCCAAGTCGTCAAAAATTGATGAAATCCAAGAAGCTTCTTCTTCGGTACATGTATCCAAAAAATGAATTGTTTCTTTTTCATCATTAAATTCTAAAACCAACTGATTCCAATAATTTTCGATTGCGGGATCGTTTATGTGCAATTTTTTCATTTTCTCAATAATATTCGTAATGTTACCTGTGTTAATCAAATCTAATCACCTTCCTCTAAATGAGATTGCTTATTTGTAGGGAAAATAGTACTGATAACTTTATTATTGTCTAAGTTTAAAAATACACCAATTTCAATATTCTTGTAAACGCCAAATATTTGAAATCCGTTAACAATTTTATTATCAGGATTGTTGGCTACATGTAAACCTGCTTTTTCAATATCATCTTTAGTCCAATTTTCAGGAAACCATGACTGCCCTACTCCAGTTTTCTTTGTTTTAGACTTATGACTAGGAACGTTACCTATGCGAACTCCGTTAGAAAAAATCTTTTCAATATTGTAATCAATATTATTTTCTTTTAAGAAACTAATATTATCTTGACCATGCCCTCCACTTTTCATTTTAGAAATCTCTTGTGTGCGAGGTTTTATCGTAAAGTCTCCTAGATTAGCATGTTTAAGTGTTGATTCTGTTGGTTTTTTCTCCCATACGTTTGGGTTATTATACTTCTCTGGATCACGCAAAGGGCTGACCAAATGTTTGCAACGAGGATGGAACAGTTTTTTTCTTGGTATATCGCCAATGTAAGGGTAATCTCCAGGTGCATCTGCTACTAATTTTACGATTTTACCTTCATATTCTCTGCAAGCGTCCTTAGCTCCATGACGACTAATTCGACCATAGTAAGACTCTTCCGATAACGCTTCGTTAATACTTGCTTCGCGATGCGCGTTCATCATATTAGTTCTGGCGACTACATCTGCGTAGTTTTCAACTTTCCATCGATTCCCCCTAGAGTCAATAATCGCAACGCCGGTGGCATTAATGATACGTTCCCGTATCTCTTTTGATATGTCAGATGTAGCGTTAATACCAGACGTAAGTTTAGCGCGCATGGCTTCGGCCGTTGCTTTTCTAATTGCTATCTTTGCTTGTCGCTCCATGTTTTGCGTTATTGCGAGTAAATCTGACTGAGTATCTGCTATAGCTGCAGCAATAAGTCGTTTATTTACCGTATTAAATTTTACAATTTTAAGAGCATCCTCATAAGACTTAGTAAGCTCTAAAGTATAAATAGTCGATGCGATACCTTCTGTTGCTGATTTAGTTATGGCGACGGCAGACCATTCATTTCCGTATTTTTCAATGTCGGATAATATGTTACGGATAGACTTTTCAACGGCGATGATCTGCGCGCTCTCGAAATCCGTAAGAAATAAGTTATTAAGTTCATTTTTTACGTCTTTTAATGCTTTTGTATAAGCTTTTTGTATCTTTTTAACATCATAATCGTAATCTGGCTGAGGTACTTCACGCATCAGGCGTCAGTCCCTTCGTCCATTTCTGTATAAGGGTCATTAAAGATGGAAGCATCGACTGTACCAACTTCACGCTCTGTATCGGCATCAATCCGCGTCATGATTTCGGTAGCTTGAATGTCGTCTACACCGTCCATACGTTTAATCGCTGTAGCTACGTCAATTGTCGGCTTATTGCCAGTACGAATTGCCATAATTTCGGCTTGCTCTTTTTCGGAATGAGGTAAGCCATCTTGCCAGTGAATAACCGGATAGACTGCTTCGAAATTAGCTTCGCCATGCGCTATATCAAGCAATTGGCAGTTATATAGTGCATCTCGTAGAGCGCGGTCGTAGTGCGTTCTAATACGAGCTACTTTCGTCAATATTGGCATAAAGCGCGCTTTAATAGCAGCGCCATCTGTATGCGATGTGCCTGTTCCTCCAGCGTTTTGATCTCCAAGTACAGTACCGAATAGCCATTGCGGAGTTTCTGCGATTTGAAACGCCATGCCAATCAATGTTTCAAGTTCTTTAAATGCACTATTCAACTGTCCATCCCACGTCATATAGCCTGGTGTTTTATCTTCGGCAGTTAAAGGAATATAAGCGCCTGTTAATCTTGCGTTACCATGCGTCCCTAGTTCTGGTCCATACGCTGTCGGATCACTATGCTTCCATAGAACATAATCGAGCTGCGCTAATCGGTCATTTATCGCAATTAAAATCGTTTCTAGCACTTCTAATGTTCCTTTACCCTCCCATTGGTCGTCCGTTGATTTATATGGAATGTGATGAACGAGTAAGTGCGGAACTCCTGTCGGAACAATTTCGCTATCGCTGACCTTTTTATCAATTAAGAAAAGCTGTACTGGATAGCCGTATTTGTTGTCAACTCCACCTTCATAAGTCGTAAGTTTATATCGCTCATTAATGATATAGCCTGGCAGGTGGTGCTCAACGTTTAAGTACGGTGTTTCTTCCTTTTTAGAAACTACCCATTCTACGCTTGCAATGACTACTGACTTAAACTTCTTCACGTTACCGTCACTTGTAATTGGGAATACACAGTCTGCGGCAATATGTTCGATAATAGGCTCCATTACCGCATCGTCTGGGATAGGTAGGCCTCTCATTGTTAGAGCGCTATAGTCCTGGCGATAGTCGTAACGAACTTTAATCCATGAATCGCCACGATAACCATTAGCAAGCGCAGATTCGTGAATTAACTTAACAAGATCGTTTTCCTCAACGTAGGAGTTAATTGCAAATTGTTGCTCCGTATCGTCTGCTAATCCGCTATCGAAGATTGGTGGTTCTCCGACAAGTAAATCACTTGCTTTCGTAACAATGATGTCGGCAATATTGGCTGCAATATAGAGTGACTGTAATTGTTTAGCATGTGGCGTATCTTTTAGGAGCGCTGTTGCTCTATCATATAGTTCGGACTGTTTTCCGTCATATAACTTTTTCATACGTCGATACTTTGCTATACGTTCAATTGCGTTAGCTGGCGGAAATTGTTCGCCAGGTTTAAATGCGTCATATGTGTAGGTGACAGTTCCCGTTTCTTGCATTTCTTTGTCGTTCTTTCTAAATAGTCCGATCTTGGTCTCCTCCTTTACGTCATATTTACGTTCTTATAACCATGATGGCTTTTGCTGTAATTCTATCTTACGTACACTTCTTGCGACATCGTATGCCATCGCAAGTGCATCCGGGCCGTCATCGTGCCGAGCATTCGGATACAGTTCTAATTGCTCAATTAATAATCGATGCCCTTTATTAAATCGGATATTACCGTTTTGTATATCTGGCAACAACGCTTCAATGCGCAGCGCCTTTCGCATCCGTTGTTTAACTTCCTTTACTCGTGTACTTCCTGGATAACCTTTTCGATGTAACTCTTCTTTTACCTTATGAGCGAACCACTCTTGTGCCTGTTGTGCCTCTACCGCAATTCCAGCGTATTGATATTTAAGTGCCTTCTCTACGATTGTTTCGAGCAATTTATCCGGGTGTACTCGTTCGATAAATGTATCAACTACGTAGCAAGTCCCTGTCTCTTGATTCTTTGCTAGCGTAATAATAGCAGAGTAATCGCCCTTTTCTTTTCCCATTGCAAAGTCCACAGCCGCATAATAATCGACTTTCATTCCGTCTAATTCAGATTCGTAGAAATAAGAAAATTCTTCTGGTTTAAAAATTTGTGAATCCGGGTCGGTAGGATTTCCGAGATACTCCTGGTTGAACGCTCTCCCACCCATTGATTCACGTTTTTCCATAAAGTATTTATATGAGTACATCTGTGGCCATAACGTTTTAGTTCCGTGTAGCATCTCTTTTTCGTTTTCTACGTAAAAGGCGTTTGCTTTTTCATTGGAAGCTACATCGTCGCTATTATAAATCTCACGCCACTGATCCCATAAATCCTCGCGCTTTGTCCAGGATAAAATCGCAGGGAACTTACGGCTGATAAAGTCTTTTCTTTGTGTGATTACGTGGTTAAGCAATGAATCTGGCCCAAGAATAGTACCCATATAGATACAAATACCACCGAAACCTAACGCCTCCATCATTTCGGAACGAAACCAGTGAAGATTCTTTGTTCGAAGTTCTGGCGTATTGGTATTCGAGTTGCTTTCTAAATCGTCTAGCAAAAAAAGCCCAGGGCGTTCGCTAAGGTGTCGAAGTCCCCTCATTTGCGTTCCCATCCCTTTAGCTTCGACCTTCGTACCGCTAGTCGTAATAAATTCAAGCTTATTATCAACTTCGTTAGCTTGTGATTTTTGGAACAATAGTTCGCCAAAGTCCGCACGTAAGCGCTCATTAAACTTTAGATTTTGCGCAGTAAACTTTATGAAATCGGCTGCTACGTCTGTAGTTTCCGATACTTCGATGATATACTTTTGTTTGCGATACACAACTTGGTGGCATAAAAATGCGTTAGACAAATATGCGGTCTTTGCGTGGCGTCGGCCTACCGACCATGCTACGTTTGATGCAGACTTTCCTTTTGCTATATCATCAAGCAATCTACACAATTCCTTGTGAAACTCCGCCGCATCTTCATATCGCTGCCCCTTCGGAATTAAGTTGACTTCGTTTTCCGGATTATACTCGTCCGCAAAATACTGATAGACGAAGTAAAGTAAATCGTCCTCACATCGATGGATACGTTCTAGGCGATTAAGCTCTTTCAACCTTGCGTGATAATCTTCGATAAGGCCAGCGCTAATGATGCCGTCAATATCGACTTCGCCGGCTGAATCCGAATACTTTGCGTCTATAGTATCGATGTACTCACGATACACTGCGATTAATGCTTCGCGTTTATTTCGATCTAACCATTCTCCATTTACCCACGCCATATTAGCGCCTCCTTTCATTTTAGCTGTTTATTCGCGTTTATTTAGCGTTTTAAATACGTTCCTTATATTTTATCTTTTGATTACGCAGAACGACGTGTAGGCTACGTTAGAACCGTTAAACAATGATACAAATTAACGGTTGCTTTCCGTAAGACCAAAGTGAAATTTTGGTGCGCTGATTTGTTTGCCATCAGAAACAGCGATTTGAAAATAGGCGGCTTGGGAGAATTTCAAATCATTAACGTTTATTTAACGCATTGAATAGTGAGTGAATAATTATTCGTTTCTAACTTCCCATAAGCTTAATTATGTAAAATAGATTTATCTTCAACCATTGATATATCAACGTTTGTCTTTTGTAGGTAAAATAAGCGTATGCAAATTCTTATACACACGCCATAATCCCTCTATTTACGTACACTTACTAATAGTAATCGGATAGCGATTTCTCTTATATTTGTATAAAATCCTGCATATCCTACCGCCTCTATACTATCCATATACACCCTATCTTTCAAAGCGTTTTAGGTACGCGTCCATTCTCGGCTGTTGCCCAATAAACCACACTACACACTCCGAACCGCTCGTACACCAATTCGTCTACTATTCATAGTTTCTTCCTATATAAATAGACTATTCATTCCCCTTTTCGGAGTTTCTCCCAATCACTCACCTTTTCTCATACGTTCAATCTCTGCCTTAATCGCATCAATATCTGTACCTTTATTACCGTCTGACACTTCAACTTTCTCTGTTAGCATTTGATGCGCTTGTAATAACGTTCTGAATAACGCTGCATTGCCGTCATTAATAATATGATCAGGTATAGACGCCATTACTTCTGGTAATCTATCAATCGTATCACGCATAATCTGTCGCTTTAGTTCTTCATTAAATGCGTCATTTTTGCGCCACAAATGCAGTGTTGACTCTGCTACTCCAACTTCCTCTGCAACTTCTTTATAAGTAAGCCCACCACGTTTCGGTTGACTTAGTATCGTAATAGCAGCAATTTGTTTATCGTTTAATTTAGTCATATCCTAGCATCGTTCCTTTCTTAAAATTTTACGGTAAATTAACGTTAAAAATACGGTATTTTATATAGACGTGGGTCAATGCGAATGTTATAATAAGAGTATAGAAAAGGAGGTGAACCAAGTGGATTACGAAGCTATACTAAAACACATAGCTACAATTGTTGGTATCTTAGGCGGACTTTCTTCATTTGCTCTCAACATACAGCAATTAAAGAATAACAAGCGTAAGAACAACAAAAAGCGACGCCCCCATCGCAAAGGAAAACGTCGCAAGTAGCATATGAAGGAGGTTAGCGCCTCCTTTATACTTAGTATTTTATCGTAACCACTAACAATATGCAAACGACTCTCAAACGAATATTTGACATTGCTATCATCATTGCACTGAGCATTTTAATTCCTCGGACAACAGACTTTAATAATCTAACGACGTCAGACTATTTTTTCATAGCACTGTACGTCTTAATTGTCATTCTTTTCATAGTTAACACCATACTAGAAATAATCAACAAACGAGGTGAAAACAACGACTAAAAAAGTGCCGCGAGAAGTCTTTTGTCGTAAGATTGGTCGTGTATGGCTACTTGAAAAAGACCAGCCAAATCCGAGAAAATACGAATCACATATAGAATAATCAATGATTGTTGACGCCTTAATTTATTGTTAGGGTGTCTTTTTTTACTTTAGTTTTACCATTAATAACATCGCAAATAGCGCACAGTAAAAATTACTGTGAGGTGTATTTCTTTATCGTATTATTTAAAAGAATTACACTAAGATATATTATTATTGATAGCTACGATTATTTGCGTTAGCAAATAATCGTAAATGGAATTATTTATAGTAAATATTTATAAGTAAATATTTATACGGTAAATATTTATACGCAGTAAAAACTACTGTGCCTTACAGTAAATTTTACTGTGTCGTACAGTAAAAACTACTGTGTGCTATCTGTCATAACCATTCTAAAACAGCGTCTACATCACTTTTTGCTGCTGTCTGAGCATCTTTATACGCTTCTTTATCAACTGACTTTCGTCTAGCTACTTTATCAACCGTTGCTTGTTTCGCTTCCCACACCTCTTTTGCTTCTGGATACTTAGCGAAAAACTCCGTCATATCTTCTATAGGTTCATGTACATAATACAAGTTGTTGTGAAACATCGCTCCTTTATGTTTACAAACTGTCACCAATCCACAAGCAACAAGCGTCTTTACCGCATTATTAAAGGTTTTATCGCTAATCCCTAAATCTCGCATAACTTGTATATTAGTCGGAAATGCATATCCATAATCGGAGTTATTTAATTTTGTAAGATACCCGTAAACTTGTATTGAAGTACCATTATACTTCGGATAAAAGTTATAGTGCGTGAATATAGCGTTAGAAATCTGTACGAATCCACGTTTCGTTTGATTTACCATCATTCCACTTAACCTCCTAGCACTGCCTTATTTAGAAGGCTTATTCTCCGCATATGACGTAAGGGCTGCGCTTAGTTCTGGTGTGCGTTCATATTGCCAGAACTGACGCATGGTTGATTCATTAAGTCCAGTACAAATATAACGGAAACCTGTCGCCTTTAAATATCGATATAGATTAGGTGAATATGCGTAGTAAAATTTATTGTTTGTCATCCACAGCAACCTCCTTAAAACAGTACTCTTTTCACATAATATAACCGAGCCTTTTACATCTTGCGTTAGTTACGTGAGTTTGCTTGATTCTTACCTTCCTATAATGTAAAGGTACAAAACGATATAAAGTATGGATATAGGATAAAAAAAGCACACCAATTTGATGTGCTAATTTTTAGCTTTCTTATCCATATCATTTTTACGCTTAACAATATCTTCCTTAAAGAACAATCTATCTCTCGGTAGATCTTTAATTGGTGTTAACACACCACGTTTCACTAAGTTGTTCAGATTTTGTCGTGAGCATTGAAGTATTTCTAATGCTTCAGTTGTATTAATGATTTCATCTATTATATACTCTGTTAATTCTTCACGTGAGTTGAAAGAGTAATTTTCAGACATATAATTTCCGCCACCTATCGTTTATTTTTTCGAATAGTAATAAAAGTTGCTCCTATTACTATCCATGTTAAACCAATTAAGACAAAAGTAACAGTCATCATAATTTTATCCTCTTTTAAATATGATTTATTGTTTATCATGTATAAATATTTTATATTTAGGGTGAAGGCTAAGGGTGTCAGCCTTAACCTTCATTTTATTAACTTTTGGTGGGCGCTACTCTTTTGGGGTAGTGTCTTTTTTGCTTTCTTCAACTTCTTTAGCTTTTTGTTATCAATGCTGTCTGAAAGTTAACCAATTTGCTAATAAATTTTAAGAAAGTCGCTAGTGCAACTACTCTTTCAATGGCCATTTTTATTAACTAACGTCAACATAAATATCAAATATTAATCCCCGTAAATAGTTATTTTTACAACAAAAAAAAGACTACCAAAAGGTAGTCTTAAACGATTATATCCAAATATTATCCAAACACTTCACGCATACGACGATTACTATCACGTGTTCTAATACGATAATCAACACCGTCTGTTGCTACATCTTGTGCAGCTTTTAGTGAACGTTCATCTTTTTTACGGTATAACTCTTGAGTCTCACTAAGAAGTGGGTATTCTGTGTTACGCATCTTCATACGGTCTATATCCGCCAATTCATCTTGCAATATTAACGTAGCCATGCGATCTAGCACATGTGTTGCAGGCATTTTCTCATGTTGAAGAAAGTATCTTTCAGTCAGTTTTGCTACATATTCAATACGATTTTGACGGTTAGTCTTACTTTTTTTAAAACGGGTAAATGCAGATGAAATTTCGTTGTGCATGTCTTGGTTAGTTAGCATGTAGCATTTTCCCCCACACCTTTAAAACCTTTTAACGTCAATTCAGCGTCCATCCATGCCCACATTTCGTATATCTCATCTAGCTTAGTCGCAGAAGCATCAATATGAGAACTTACTACGTCTTGACCAATTCCCATTCGCTCACCAGCCTCCTTCTGCGTCAATCCGATGTCATATACAAATCGAATAGCCTCAAACTGCCTTTTCGTCAATTTCGCCATCTGACACGCTCTTTCAAAGTCAATTAGCGTATCGCTAGCATCTAAATCTCCGACATATCTGCGTTGTCGTAGTGCATGCAAATTCGTTAAAATCGCTTTTGCGGTTGATTTTCGTGTTTTCATAAACTTCCTCCTTATATTTGCGTAATTTAGATTAAAGAGTCTAATTTTCTTAAATTAGATAAATAAGGCTAATTAGAGTAAAGATGTCGTGATACTTGCCCATATATCGCTCTCTATTTTCGATAGGAATACAGTGAAATAAGTCTGACGGCGGGTATTTTCGGTCCCATATTCCATTTCCTCCTTGCTTTTGATGTCCTTTTGCGTTGATATTGCGTTTTCTTTTTGATATAATATCCTTATCAAAAACGTAAATATGACGTTCTTTCACATATAAAAACACGGAGGTGTGACTTATGACTGTTGCGAAATTTTATACGCTTGATGAATTACTGCCTAAAATCGATGAATCAGCACGATCATATTGTGATACGGTCGCAGATACTTACATCGCAGGTATCGAATTTAAAGACGAATTTTATCCGATGATTACTCTTAACGAGCCTGGAGAAGCTGACGCATATTGTGCGGAGCTTGACCGAACACTCGAATATCACTTTAAGCCCGTTCCTTCAACGGAGTTTGACGATGAAGAAGCGCAATTGCTCGCTGGCTTCACGTTTGTTCCGAATAAAGGTATGTCACAAATTTATGTTGGTAAGCGTAATCGGCTATATCTAAAGGGCGATATATTATCCCAACTAGGTATTAAACCACGTTCACGCGTCCTTATTGCGTTCAATCCTGTAGATCAGGCTTTTGCTATCGTTAAGCCTTCTGCACCTTCATTGAGTGAAGAAATGCGTTCCGCAGGTTACTTCGTAAGTAATCGGAAAGACATTACTGCTGCCAAACTTTTCAACCAATTTAATTTAGAGAAATTCGAAGGACAGACGTTTTACGCCGATACTGCGTCACTTAGTGGGAATGTCGTTATCTTTAAGCAGTAGGCAATCGCTTGCTGCTTTATCACTATAAATACTTAATTAAGCGTTCGCCAATCGCTGTAATTACCTTTGTTGTGAGGCCATTTCCGGCAAAGTGGTATAAACGACTGTCGCTAAAATGCGTTGATAAAGCGTCAATAATGTCCTCTGGAACGGATTGCAGACGTAGGCACTCTCGCGGAGTTAGCTTGCGGATTCGATATTTCGGATATTCTCCGACTGCTACGCCATGTCGATCAATAGACGTGAGTGTGAATGATTCTTCTCCGTCCTCTTTGAATCTACGTCCATTTTGACGTTTTTCAAGGCGTTCTGGTGTTAATACTGGACGAATTTCTTCTACAATTTTTGGCTCACGATGTCCTCCGCCCATAGTCGTTAATGTCGGGCCTTGCCCTGTCGGACTGTAAACCCTCTTAATAGCGTCGTGACCTTTTAAGTCGATATGACCGAGCATTATCGGAGAATCTTCTACGATATGTGTACGACGTCCTTTACCGACGTCTCCAGGTGATGTACCTTTCGCATAATTTGCGTCTATACAACAGCTTATTCCGTCTCCTTTAGAGAACTGTTCAATACGCTCCACAACGCCTTGATTGCACCCATTCGCCTCTAGCGTATTAGCCATCTGCTTACCCACGCGTCCTCTGCGAGTTTTGCTGTTAGGGAACTGAATATTAACGGCGTCTCCCTCCGCAGCTACGGCGTAGCCCTTGTTAGTCGCCTCTCTAATCACGATTCCATCCGCCTTTTCTTCTAACTGCGCAACTAGCTTAGCCGTTTTTTCCTCGTCAATATAATACTTTTCATCGACGATAGGCTCTAAGAAATCACGCAACCTAGTTAGTACTTCCGTTTGCTCTGGCCAATCGAAATTAAACGTTCTTGCGCCCTCTTCCTGATAACGACGCTTTGCTTTCGGCAGCATTGTAGTACCCTTTACGTCATTCCACGGCTCTGGCGAGATTAAATCGTCTCTAAATGCGATTAAGTAGACGCGTTCACGATTCTGCGCTACATCAAAGTATTTCGAATTTAAAACGGTAAAATCGACTGTATAGCCGATTTCATTAATCGCGTGAATAATAGTCCCCATCGTATTCCCTTTATCATGATTTACGAGACCTTTAACGTTTTCCATAAAGAGAATCTTCGGCTTTTTCGCTTGTGCTATTCGTAACGCCTCAAATGTGAGTGTACCGCGAGTATCATCGAATCCGCCTCGTTTGCCAGCAACTGAAAACGCTTGGCATGGCGGAGTAAAGCAGAATACGTCAAAGTCGGGTAACTCATCTGTATTAGCTTCGCAAATGTCTCCATGTATGGGTATTTCAGGATGCAACAGTTTGTGAGCGTCCTGTGCGTATTGGCGTCGCTTTTCTGTCGGATCATATTCCCATGCGATAACTCCTTCGCCACCTAACGGTTTAAGTCCGAGAGTCATGCCGCCGATACCTGCGAATGCTGATGCGTAAGTGAAAGACTTAATAATAATTTCTTCTTTTTCTTTCTTATGTTTAACATACGGCATTATAAAGTCCTCCATTTCATTTATTTCGTAAAGCTCTATAATATTTATACCGTTCCTGCCACGTTTCCCTACGTTAGTAGTTATGCAAGTAGTTATTTCTCCAGAAAAGTATATTGCCTGGTTATACGCATCTTGAGCAATGTATCTGACCAAAATGAGTCCCCCTAAACGTCAAAACTCGCCAACCATCACGGCTTTATTCCGCTAGGTTGGCTATTAATCATATTTAATTCACGTTATTTCTGCGTCTCTACATATGTCAACAATGCATATCCAGCTAAATCTAAGAGGGTATCCGAAATGCTTTCGCTGACTTTCGCTTTGTCTCCGCCCTGTAAAGTCTCTAACCTACGCAGTTTATCATCCATTCGGATTAAAGCGCTCATAAGTCCGTATTTATCGTACTGTTGCGAGAAACTATCTCCGTAATCGTGATTTTTACGGATTATTAAGTCGCCTAAAGCGTCTGCAGCGTTTTTAATTGCGACTTCTCTTGGTATTAATTTGTCTCGATCATCTTCTTCGCCAGCTTTGCGATGAATCATATACTGTCCAGGTAGTGCATAATAAATATCTTCGGTATCATCGATGTAAAATCGAGGATAGCCTTCGTTTGAAATACTAATTACCTCATAAATTCCTCCAACATCGTACGACCAATCTTCTGGTACTGAAACAATTCGAATCAAATCGCCTTCCTGTGCTTTTACCATGTATCATCGTCCCTTTCCGTTTTTAAGTATAGTTACTGTTACTGTTTGTTTTCCTAATGAGTAAGCCTCATTAATGTTTGAAACAAGTACATCAATCTTATGTCCTTTAATTGCCCCACCTGTATCAGCACAAATAGCCTTAAACGAAGTACCATTAGGGTAATCAATGCGCACTATTGAACCTAGTGGAATCACTCGCGGATCAACTGCAATCACTCTTAATCCTTCGGCATATATGGTTTGGCGCACATCATAGCCAGTGGCAGTTATTCCAGAACACCCATTACATGTCGACGTGTAGTGCGTTGCTATCATCGATAATTGCGTCAGTTGAACGTCGTCATTTCGACTTACTTGTTCTTGTGTTTTTCGTTTTAGTTCATTTCGTCTTTTTTCTTCTTGCCTTGTACGCTTTTCCTCTGCAATCTTAGCGTGGTATAGTCTATGTGCTTCTTCTAACGCCTGTTGACGTTTCTTTTTTCGTTCTGATTCGGCTTGTAGGCGTTTCTTTTCAAGAACTTGCGTGTATATTGCGTTAAATCCATTGTATTCTACGTGTTCTAAATTGCGTACGGTGGGACTTTCGGAAAGCTGTTCATGATCTTGTGGTTTATATAAGTAGATAAATAAAGTAACAGCGATGAGTAGCGCCATAGCTGACGCGTATAGTTTTTTCATTCGGAAGTCTCCGATACTAATTTTTCAACACTGATCGGAAAATGCGGTTTTATAAGTTCAAGAACTGCCTTCGCATACATTTGTATCTCAACTTGAGAATCATGAGCTAAACGCTGATTTAGGAAGTGACAGACGCTTTGTAACGATGCTGTCCAGTAGTATTTAACGTACATTCCGTATGCTGGCAAGAATAGGCGTGCTTGCTCAGCACAAATTCCGCTAGAAATAGCGTCCTCGTACAATTTAATGCATACATCAACATGTTGTATGAGCGCACTTGTTGCAGATTCTCCAATTTCAAAACGAACTATATCGCCTGAACCTTGTTTACTGTTTTCTGGTGCTGATCGCCATTCATATGGCTGTGGTACGTAGAATGTCGGTTCTTCCGTTACATAACGACGACTCGATTCGTTCCAAGCATCCATATTATCTCCAGTAGCTTCGAGCATTGACGATCCTACAACGTATTTCCAATGTTGCCTAGCGACCATCAATGGCGCATTAAATTCGAATTGTGCGATCACGTGGCGGAAGGGCGAAGTATGCCCCTCCCGCGCTAGAAAGTCTATTAATCGCTTATCACCATCGGTCAATGTTGCGGACTTCTTTGCGTAACTTACGCGAGCCGCATTTGCTACCGTTAAATCTGTTCCAAGTACATCGTGGATCATTACATACCCTTTATCGTCTAGTACGTTTATTTTGCGTTCGATTTTCGTCATTGAGTTTCTCCTGTTTGTGTTTAGATTTTGGTATAAACGAATATTTCCAGAAAGGCTCTGGAATGTCTAGTAATTCATAACCTAATTCAATCATTTTATTTACGCTTGACTCTAACACATTAATCATTCCTTGATTTATTCCATGTCCACAACAAGAACCTGTTGTGACAACTCCTTTACTCCATAAGAATCGGATTTCATCAACTAAACATTGGTCAATATCGCACTCCGTTTTATCAACATAGTACCCACCGTTCTTTTTAAAGAGATGATTTGGCATTTTTAAAGTCACCATTCTGCTGTAAATACCGAATTCATTCGGACATCCACTCATTTCGATACCTCATACCCTTCCTTTTCGCTAGTACCACTTTGCCTTGCGTGATTTTCAGCGTTCTTTTCCATGTAAATGCGATGAATATCGTCCGGAGACATTCCGACTACTCTAGAAAGAGATAATAAGAAGTGCCACACGTCCACGATTTCTTCTTGCAAAGCAGTTTGATCAATCGGCTTACTATTTTTCCACCAACGCCAATTAACCTCGCGACGAATCTCGTCAATCTCAGATTCCATTGCGATAGTTAATCCGACCACCCACTCGTCAGTCGTTTTTGATATACCTCGCTCGGTAATAATGCGTTGGTCTAGTTTCGTTTGCATATCATACATTTCTGTTAGTTTATCGTTAATTGGCGACATTTTTGCCACTCTCTCGATTTTTTGTGCTTGTTGTTCGTTCATTACTCTTCATCCTCCTCGTAATCTTCCTCAGTTTTCATCGCAAACCCGATAACGTTAGTATTTTCAGATTGTGACAATAACGGATTAACACTCACTTGTATGTCTAGCTCACTTGCGACACCTAACGTATCAATGAACGCTTGAATGTCCGTAGCTGCTTGTAATAATTCTGACGAATCGTTTACGTTTAAGCCAATTGTATACCGTTTCATTGAAATCCCCTCCTACCAAGTCATTTCATCCGCAATAGTCGATAAACGACCTCGGAAGTTCTTCTTTAACCGCACGACATTTACAAATTCATAAGCTGCTAAATGTTCGATATACGGTACAAATCCACTCTTATTCGGATTTGGCAAGTCGTTCTGGCCGTCATGTCCTTCGATAATTACCGTACAGCTATCATGAATTCGCGTAAGGACCTTTTTAAGTTCACCTCGCGTAAAATTCTGGGCCTCAGCTATAATCACCGTCGAATCCTTGATATTCGTCCCGCGAGCGAAGATGTGACTCCGAGGATACACCCAAACGTCGCCACGCTTTTGTGCTTCGATATTTTCAGCATCATAGATTACTTTTGACGGATTCTCGCCGATTTCATATAGAGCGTCAATTAATGGTTGATAGTATTCAGCTTCTTTATCACGTTGAGTACCTGGACGAAAACCCATCTTGCCTTCCTCGACTGGAGCGAAAATATATACGAGAGGTTTTCCGAGTAGTGCTGCGCAGGCAACTGCAAGTGTAGTCTTACCACTCCCAGCCTTTGCGTTTACAATCGTTACTTGATTATCAAAAATACTATCGACATACTCACATTGTTCTCGCGTCAATTTTTCAGCAAATCCGTATAACATCGTATCTTTAGGCAGTCCCATGTGTTTTCCTCCTAATCGCTGAATACGTAATTAAATTCGAAGCCTTTTCTTTCTTCCAAATAACGTTGTAAGTTACTGTGCAATATCTTATAGCCTGTCGGAATCACGACGTAATGGTCGTTCTTTAAGTCAATAATGTCTCCGTAATAATCACGTGGTACTGATTCCGTAAGCAGCTTTGCGTTTTGTATATTACGCCAGGTTTCCCGATCATGGCCTGTTCGCAATGCGTGCGTTATATCGGGATGCTCGATGTCTTTTACCATAGAATCGTTCCTTTCTAATAGAAGTCCGAGTCTTGAATTGGTTCGACAGTTGCTTTTTTATACCCATTACCTTTCATTGAAAAGAAATCATGCGATTTTGTTTTCGTTGATAGTCCGTTTAAAACGATTGGATTAAAGTTGTCATGTGTGTAATAAGCGTCAAATCCTAAGTTAGATAATGCCTTATTTGCGTTGTACTGAACGAAATTAAGTACATCGTATGTCAAACCGACATCATCATAAATGTCTGCTGTATATAACGCCTCGTTCTGATATAGCTTTTCGAGTGTCTCATGTACCCACGCAGACAATTCGCTTTGTACATCTGATGAGTGTCGGTTATAGATTTCTTGCGCTAATAAACCGACATAGACACCATGTATGCTTTCATCACGAATAATTAAGTTTATGATCTCCCCAGCCTGCATTAATTTTCCTTGTCCGTACATATACAGTGGGTAGTAGAAACCACTGTAAAATAAGAACGATTCAAGGAATACTGACGAAACTAGCGCCTTATAAAGTGAAATATCATCATTGTTTTTGATTGCCTTATATTGCGTCACAATAACGTCAGCTTTTGTTTGCAAATACTGATTTTCCCGTACCCAATCGAATACTTCTTTAATTTCCTCACGATTTGCCAAAGTTAAGAAGATGTTAGAGTACGACTTGGCATGGACCGAGTTTTCCATTGCTGACATAAAGGTAAGCAACGCTTGTCGTTGATGCCCTTTAATATGAGGAATTAATCGAGGTATACCAACTCCTTGTTCTGTATCAAGTAAAGTCAATCCTCCAAGTACACGCATATATGCTTTTTGTTCTTCTTTTGAAAGAGCTTTCCAAGTCAATAAATCGGGTGTTAGCGATATTTCTTCGGGTAGCCAGAATTGTGAATGATTCTGCTTTAAAAAAGCCTGGGTAAATGAGTCGTCATCTACCGCATAGTTCGCAGCCGTATAAATAGTCATGTAGAATCCTCCTTAAACTTGACACGCTAGACAAATATCTGCGCCCGTATCTTTTGTTCGTGCATAGTAAAGCGTCTTAATTCCTTTGTGATGCGCATATAAATCAATCTTTGTTAAATCGCGTGTTGTCATTGTGTCACGTAAGAATAACGTAAAACTAATGCCTTGATCTATATGGCGTTGAATCGTTGCAATTAAATCGACGACTTTGCGCATGTCCATTTCATACGCCTCTTTGTAGTAAGCCCACGTTTTATAAGAGAGGTTAGGCATCGGGTAGTATGTCTTTGAATTGCCATAAGTACGTTCTTCAATCCGTTCCATAATCGGCATAACACTTGCTGTCGCTGATTGTACGTAGCTTATTGAACCTGTTGGAGCAATTGCAAGGCGATAAGCATTATATAAGCCATACTTAGCTACATCAGAAGCTAACTCTAGCCAGTCCTCCGTTGTTGGTAGCACGATCCCGTCAAATAATGATTTGATATACTCGTCTTTTAGCAAATAACTATTGTTTAAGTAGGATTTAAAGTAACTACCATCTGCATAACTCGATTGTTCAAACCCAGTAAATACAGACCCTTTTTGTTTTGCCAATTCCATTGATCGTTTAATAGAGTAATAGTTGACTGCTGCAAAAAATACATCTACAAATTCGATCGCCTCTGGACTTTCGTAACTAATACCTACACTCGCAAGATAACCATGTAAATTCATAGCTCCTAAACCAATTGAACGCATTTCCTTATTGGCTTTTGAAACTGCTGGAGCATTAGCAATATTCGTTGATTCTGACACAACTGTTAAGGCATCTGTTGCTAATGATACTGCACGTTCGAAGTCTTTTAATCGCATGATATTCGCAATATTTAACGACCCTAAATTACAAGAAATATCTAACCCTATTTCATCTTGTTGTCCGTAATCTGTATAAGTAGATTGTTCAGATCGTTGCAGTATCTCACTACATAGATTAGAGAATTTTATCGTGCCATTTAAAGCATGTGTTTTATTTACATTGTCGCTAAACATGATATACGGATAGCCAGACTCAAAGCGTAATGCTGCAATCTTTTCAAGCAATTGACGAGGATTAACACGGTCTTTTCGGATTGCAGAATTAGTTACTAATTCGTCATATCGTGCTGATATGTCAATATCGGAGAACCGTTCGCCTGTTGCTTTCTCAACAGTATGTGGATAAAAAACATATGCTGGTTTGTTATCACGAGCAAGTTCAATAAACTTATCTGGGATAACAACGCCAATAGATAGTGTTTTTACTCTTACATCTTCATCAGCACTAATTTTTTTCGTATCAAGAAAATCGTTAATGTCTGCGTGGAATACATTTAAATAAACTGCTCCAGCACCTTGTCTTGTACCCATTTGATCTGCATACCGGAAAGCATGGTCAAGCATTTTCATAACGCCTACGACGCCTTTAGCAACGTTTTTAATGCCCTTAATGGCTTCACCTTTGGCGCGGATATTAGATAAGTTTAATGAGACGCCACCGCCTAACTTCGAGAGTTGTTTTGCAGTTGATTCCGCCATATTAATATCATTTAAACTGTCACCTACCTCTGTTAAGAAGCAAGACACTAATTCGCCTCTACGTTTTCGTCCAACATTTAAGAATGTTGGTGTCGCTGGTTGATATTCTTGTTCGATAAGCAAGTCCGCGTAATCAATCGCCTTTTGCGGATCACCTTTCGCAAAGAATAAAGCATTTACTGCAACTCGGTCCTCATAACGTTCTAAAATACATTCTCCATCATCTGTCTTTAACGCATAGTCATTATAAAACTTGTACGCGGACATGAAAGAAGGAAAACGGAATTTCTTTGCATAAGCACGTTTATAGACTGCTTTTACTTGTTCAAATGTGTATTGATCGAATAATTCTTGTTCGTAATAATTGTTTTCAAATAAGTAATTAAGTTTTTCACGTAAGTTATGGAAAAACATTGTCTTTTTATTAACGTAATCCAAAAAATAAGCGCGTGTAGCTTCTTGATCTTTTTCATATTGGTAAATATCTTTATCGCCTTGTAGCATTATTTCGTTATTTAATTCGTAGTATCGCAAACCATCAGCAACCTTTCGTTAAAAATTTGTACATCTTCGTCTGTACCTGCTAACTCGAATTTGTGTAATAGAGGTACGTTATATTTTCGAGCTATTAAGTCACCAGCTTTTCCGTAGTTATCGCCCCAGTTACGATTACCACTAACAGCTACCCCTTTTAATAACTTATAATTTTGCGTCAACCAAGCGTCAACTTCTTTTGGTACTGCGCCAAATCCGAAAGTGTATGTGACGAGTACAAACGGCTCTTTCGGATTTGGATTACATGAAATGTCAGTTGTATCTAATCCAGTTTTTTGGATGAATCGTCGGACATTTCCCGTCATACTAGCGTAGTAGACTCTCATGACTCTTTTCCTTTGCTGATATTTCCTCTAAACATAACGGCAATCAGTACCAATAACCCGAACACTTTCGGCAAGTCACCTGTTTGAACGTTAGTCATTCCTAACGCATTGAACGCTTGCACCAAATAGTTTCCAGTAAATAGTTCGAATACATAACCTAAAGCCATACCTACTAAAAGAGCAAGTAACGGAACAGCTACGAATGAAACTCCGATGAATAGGGTTAATCCGATAACTGCGATGCTAGTTGCGATAATGCCCGCAGGCTTGCGTTGCTTTGGCGCCATTAATTAGCCTCCTTTAATCAATCGCTCCTTCATTTTTCAAATAGATAATACCAACAGCAATTGCATCAGCTTCGTCCCCTTCTTTATTTAAGGGTAAATTGGTATCATTAAGATAAATACGTACTGCTTCGGCAATCATTGCTTTATCGTTACGCCTCCCTGGTGATCCTGTAATACGTCTTGCCCAGGCTTTAACAGTTGCAATGTTTACATCTTCTATTTCATAGTTAGCTAAAGCGTATTCTGTAGCTCCGTGAGCCTTAAATATCTGTTTAGTAGGTAAATTAAAACGGACAATTCCAGCCTCGCGAGGTATGACTTTGGCTACTTCATACTTTCTAAGAAGGTCATTTATACCATCTACGATTTGTCGTAGTCGCTCACCATCGCTCAACTTTGCAGTAGTTTTAATTAAGCCATAACTAACTATTGTTGCTTTTCTTTCATGAACAGCCAATACAGCCCAGCCGGTTTTAGTTAATGAGGTGTCTAGTGCAAGAATCATTATTAAACACCCTCTGCTAAATAGTTTCGTAAATTCGTATGATCTCGTTTACCTGCCATATTTGATGACGCCATAGTCTTTTCTACTTCGATTAAATGCGTTAATTCTGCGTTAGTTAAGGTTGATTTACAATGACTCTTAAACGGACAAAAACCACATTTTGATGTCATTTCTACGTTCATTACAGGTATCTCACCGTTATATACAAGTTCAGCTTGCCTAGCTAAATCGTCAAGTAAAGCTGTTTTCATTTCATCTGTGATATAGAAGTACATTGCACGAAAATCAGGCAATGGTTTTCCGTTGTGCCAAGTTTTACGTGTTTTAGGTACTGATTTACGTTCCTCGTCACTAAACCACGATGGTTTGTGCATTGATTCATAGACGATAAAGCCCTCGTTGATTCCATAAACAATTGCTTCTGCTGTTACTTGACGTAAGTGATCAGCTTGCGCTCCACCGAAATCGAGCTTTCCGTTCATTTCAACAACGCCAGACGCCTTTGTTTTATATTCGAAAATAAAACGACGAGTTGGATCGTTCGCATAATTTAAGATTCCGTCTGGTTTAACTGTAATCGCAAATTTAACGCCATTATGCTCTATTACTTGACGTACTTGCATAGCGTCCTCTATCGCATAATCGCCATTTCCAGTTGTTGCAAACGTAAATATTGCGTCTTTACCAAGCCGTTTCTCCATATGTGCAATGTCCAGCTGTAAGTACTCAATAACTGCGCTACCTACGCGACGCTGACGTCCTCTAAACGGAATATCTGGCGTCTTTTCTACCTTCACCTTTGCGTTTTTAAAGAAGATTTCCCGATCACATTTATTCGTTCCTGATGCACCAAACGTTACACGACCGTCAATTGGATACGGTACGATTTTTATATGATTTATCTTTTGTTGGTAAAATTTACGGGCTATTATATTGTCTTGAAAACTAGATAATGGAGACGCATAATAAGCGTCCATTTGCTCGATAAAGGAGCGTGCTAGTTCTTCGCCTTCCTCCATAATATCGAATAAAGACTGTGAGTTATTTCCGTATAAAACATTCAATGCGTCATTATTTAGCGTCAATTCAGCGTCCCTCCCTTGCTTGTTTTAATGCATCGTAAACCTCCGTAATATTACAAATGCCATTTATGCGCGCCATTTCAATGTCATTTCGTTCAAATATCAACACTGGAACACTCGTAATTTTATATTTTTCGACTAGCTCTGTTTCCTGGGTAATATCATGCTCTATTACTGTAGCTCCAAGTGCTTCTAATTCTGCCATCTCTTCGGCAAGTGCATACCCTAATACTTGGCATGGACGACAATTCGGCTTTGATAATTTTCTAATTTTAATTTGCGTCATTCTCACGTTATCCCTCCTTGTTTTCGAACCACTCATTTACTGACATACCTTCTCCCCAACGTAAGCTGATTTCAAGGTCTGTTTTATTTGGAACACTTAATTTAACGGTATTTAACATTACAGCTTCAAACTCTGTTACTTCTTCTGGTGTAATGGTATTTGGTACATATACGCCAATTTCATCATGAATACTAAACGCAGGATACCAGTTACCTTTACGCTTACACAGTTTGCTAACCTCGATCATAGTCTTTTTTGTTTGAATAGCAGCACTACCTTGTACGTAACTATTCTTAACCTGTCGTTCTGCTCGTGCTTTTTCACGGTAATCTCTTGATCTAATCAAAGGCACACGACGTTTACGGTCAAATAACATACGAATATATCCATGCTTTTTAGCGTGAGTTACCAACCCGTTCATGAAGTCTCGGACACACGTATATTCTGCATAAAAATCGTCAATGAACGCCTGTGCCTCTTCTTTTGTAATACCTAGCTGCTTTCCAAGTGTATATGGACCAGTACCATACATAACCGCAAGCATACCTGTTTTCATCATTTTGCGATATTTCGAACCATCACCACATTCTTCTGGCGGTTTCTTAAATAACTTGGACGCAGCCATTGTATATAGGTCTTGTCCTGTAGTATAAATTTCCGTTAAATACGGTTCACCACTGGCATGTGTTAATATTCTTGGTTCTTGTTGTGAAAAGTCTCCACTAAGAATGACGTAACCAGGTGGAGCAATAAACATTGTCTTAGCAATTGCAGGTAAGTTTTGTAGGTTTGGTTCTCGACTACTGAAACGCCCTGTATCTGTAGTGTCCTGATTAAATTCGCCGTGTACACGACCATCTGACTGTACTTGACGAGGCATACTGTCAAAGTAAGTACCAAAAGTTTTTGATGCTGCTCGATATTTTAATAACATCGCTACACCATCATGATGATTAGCAAGTATCTGTAAAGCAGTTTTATCTGTCGAATAATAACCACTATCGCCTCGTTTTAAGTCTGTTTTGTTGAAATATTTATCAAGTTTTAGTTGATCGTATAACAATGTCCTTAATTGCTGGGTGCTATTAAAATTAAAATCTTTATCTACTCCGAAAGATTCTCGCATTTGAACTTCGAGACTAACTAATTTTATTTCTTCCTCATTGGCCAATTGTTTGGCACGCTCTTGATCCAAATACAGACCTGCACGTTCCATATCCACCACAACAGGAATTAACGGATTTTCAACTGTCATGTAATACTCATACAACTGCGTTCTTTCTAAATGATGACGTTGAAAGTCTCGAAGCTTAATTGTAATGTCTCCGTCTTTAGCAGCATAAGCAAGAGCTAAATCCATTGGCACTTGATGAAAGCCCAGTTTACCGAATAATTGACTGTATTTTAACGAAGGTATTCTTAAATATTTCGTTGCTAAGTCTTTCAACGCCTTACTTTCTTCATTTTCATTTAGAACATGACAGGCTACCTGTGTATCAAATGCAAGTCCTCGTAAATCGACACCCTCATTTCGCAACATGTGAATATCAAACTTTGCGTTATGTACGATTTTACCGAGTGACTCTTTCTCATAGTAAGGCTTTAATTTCTGTATAACGTAGTCATGGTCTAGTTGCTGTATGTCTGTTTCGTGCTTGGTCGGTATATATGCATGAATGTTAGCTTTAACTGCTGAAATTACTTGCCCTACAATAAAGTCTTTGTAGACGTCAGTTCCAGTTGTCTCTACGTCAAAACAAATCTCTGTTTCGTTATCTAGCAAATTACACAATTCGTCTAGTTGTTCCTTTGAATTGACTAACCAGTAATTGTCGGGTGTTTGTTCGATCATGTCTTGACGTATTCTATTAATCTTTTCTTGTTGAATTAGTACGTGTAATCGTAAAGCCTCCGCCTTACTGAATCTCTTTGCGACACTCTCCTTTTCTCGTCCTATAACGCCTTTTTCCATTGCTTGTTTGACTTCGTGTAATTTACGTAAATCTGCGTCACTATTCTTCATAGTTAGGATGCGAGTCCATGCTTCATCAATCGACTCGTTTGCGTCAGCTTTACGTTTACTAGCGTCCTTTAATGCCGTGGATGGTTGCACCGTTTTTAGTTGTATTTTTAATTGCATAGTTACACCTCCACTTACGCATTTTCAGATATTTTAAGAGGCAATTGTCGCCACTTTTTTGATACCTCGTCTGTTTTGCACCAGTATTCGCTGATTGCGCGATTTTCAGTTAAATAAACATGTTCGCCAACTACTCCAATAAAAGCGTCACAATCCGATAAGTCGTATACTTGACCGTTGTTTTTCAGACCACGAATAACATAGTAAGGAGTGTTTTCTTTTTCTCGTAGCTTTATCGTCTTAACCTGGATACGTTTCGTATTACCTTGCTTTATTGCTAGTAAGTCATGGGCTTCTGGAGTGGTAGTCTCATGGACTACCCATCCGTCAGCAATTAACGCAGCCATCGCCAGAAGTTCCGAATGTCTACCTATACTAGATGTAGAAAGTCTATTATTCTTTTGCGTCAACTCTACGTCACTTCCTTGTCCTCTTGACGTTTAATTTCTTTGTAAATTTCGAGGGGAATATCAATTTTTAGAGAAGATAAAGAAGTAAATTCTCTATTTTTATTACCTTTTCTTTTTTCGGCAGTGCTTTCTAATAATTCTCTATGTCTTTCTAAAGGTAATTTGCGTTCCAAGTGACGCTCCCTCCTCAACATCAAGACTCGTATAACTCATCAGATAATCCCTCGACTATTTATCCTAGAATGGCAACGGATCATCGTCAGCAACTTTGTTTTGCGTCGAAGAAGCGTCATTATATCCTATTAAACTTACGTCAAATCCTGCTTGCTTTAAAAGTTCGATCATTTGGGCCTCATTCTGCTCGTACCATATTCCGTTAAATACGGATTGATCAAACTCCGTAGGAGCACTTTCAAAGTTTGTACGTTGCTTTTCGGTTAAGTCCTCTAAATCTAGAGGTGATAGCATAACACTCGTTGATGTTCCAGAACCTACTTTTTCAAGTTCAAAGGCTTTTTTACCGAGCTTACTCTCGTTTTTACTGATTACAGTTGCAATAGACTGCGCTTGTTTTTTCGATAAGTCTACGATAATGTAATCCCCTTTATCTAGGTCAAAGAACGCCATTGCAAAGCGCTGTTTAGCACGATATTTACTTGCTTCTTGACCGTGTTCATCGTTAAAATCTTTGGACTTATCCTTGTGGTATTTGTACGCTTTATCCCATGGAGTTAGATTATCCGTAGGAAAACCGTTTGGCGTCTTAGTAGAAGGTTCTTTCGCCACGAACGAATTGACTTGCTTGAAAATACCGTAGCTGTACGCCATTTGTACAGCTGCTTTATCAATGACACGAACAATGAACTTACTGCCTGATTTTAACGAAGTAAATTCTCTGCTATTTTTTGTTTCGCTACTAGCGTTTAATGCAGCCAAAGCATCTGCACCTGTTGTAAAGTTCATCAAAATATCGTCCTCATTTCGTTTGTTATTTTTTTTGAACAGTGAATATCACCGTCCGTGAATGTATCGAAGGTAATGAAAAGGAAACCGAAAGTTCTTTCGATACATTGACGGACGTGCAGAAGTTAACCTACTTTCACTGTTTTTACGTTATTTTTACGCTAATATAGTTGCCTTCATAAACCTTTTGTGATCTGCTTCATCCTCATAATCTGGTAAACATCCGTAATAGTCAAAATATACTTGAGCTAAGTGAGTATACTTATTGTAAGTTGTAGCTTTATCCCATGAATGCTTCTCATACAAGTCGTAGGATTGTCCCATTTTTCATCACTCTCCATAGGTTTTTATTCGTTTTAGGTTTAAAAATACTTAACTCGTGCTATAATTTTTTTAAAGACGGTTGACTATAGGCAATAAAAATAAATAAAATACATATATGCAACCGTCATTTAATAGAATTAATATAGGTATTTACATACAACGTACTTAAAATGTCGCCTGTATGTGCGCGTGGTTAGCGTGACTGACACTTTCGTTTCTGAGGCGTGTGTCTGTCGAAATTACTAAAGTTTGATAGTCATGCGTGTTTGATTAAGAGGTTATTTGCGACACACTCTTTTTCTAACCGATCCTGACACTTCGTTCTAAAACGTTGGACCCAAATGCGTAGACTACGAGAATTGCCTCCAAAATGGAGCGCCAACTCCTTGGCAATATCGCTGTCAGATTTTTTGTCGATCCAAGCGTTTAGAACAAAATTTTCCGAGTCCGTAGCCGCCAAGCTGCGGATTCTTTCATTTAAAGAGGATAGTTCTATTACCGATTCTTCTACGCTCGCCAAAGCGTCTATCGGTTGAAACTCAAACGATTCACCATAATCATTTTTATTTACTGCTAATAAATCAAACGGTACTACATTTTGTTTCCTGTACTGATTCATTGCCAATTTTATTTCTCTGTTAACTAACCAACATGAGTGCTTATATCCTCTCTTTCCAGTCGCATAGTATGATGCTAATTGTGAGTATATACGGCCTTCCAACTTACAAGTGTCTGTGATTATGTGTGATACTTCACTAACTTTTTTCTGGATATATTTCATAATATACCTATTTCGATATACAATTGTTAGTTCTTGCATTTGCTTCCTCCTTCTATTTTCGTCTTATACTATATAAAGCACACTAACACATCCTAATTTGCAACAAATCTTAGGATCTTTTAAAATAAATTACTAAAATGTGAATCTAAGTTAAATTTGGAAATGTATATTATAATATTTTACTTAAAGTGGTTTGTAACGTAAACCACTTTATCTATAATCTATTAAAGAGGTGATTTATTTATGTTCACATACCAACCCCTACGAGATTTAATGAAAGAAAGAAATCTATCTTTCCAACACTTACGTAAATTTGCAAAAATTGATTCGGTAGCTGCTGTTAAGTTAAACAACGACGATGGATACGTATCTATGCACGTGTTAGATAAGTTGTGTACATACCTATCAGTCTCTATTGACCAAATAGTTGAACATGTGGAAGATTAGTCGTTTTAACACTGTTTACTAAAAATTGCAAACCTTTTTTTCCTTTTGCTAATAAAACCTCATTTGCATCTTTAAACGAGAAATAACTCCATTGTACAACGGCTAATTTATGACGTCCTTTTAACGCATCTATAATCTTTGCATTAAACCTAACTCCAGCTTTATCGTTATCTCCCGCAACTACTAACCTTTTAAACGGGAGTCTACGAATTATATCAATTTGTTGTTTTGTAAATGATACTCCTCCGATTGCAACAGCATTATATCCTGCAACACGCCATGACAAAGCGTCAATCTCAGCTTCACAAATAATTAAATCGTCATAAGAGCGATTGTATAAATCTGCTCCAAATACTAGCTCTCTAATAGGTCTTGCGTTACGCTCGTAGAAAAATGCTTTGCCTTTTGTAGCTCGGTATTTCACATTAGATAACTGTCCGTCTGGTGAATACCAAGGAATAGCAACAAAGCCGTAATGACGTGATTTCCCTACTTTTGCTTCGGCTTGTACCTCGGTTGAAATACCACGTTTAGTCAAGTACGGAGATGCTTGTATCTCGACAATATCATGTTGTAAAACCCTTTTAAAAGTTTCCCTCTGAAGTCTTGGTAATATAAGTGTGATATCCTTGTTTGCTGGCGAATTTACATACTTTGATAGTAAATAATCATGTGTTTCTTCATAAGTTTCATTTCTAAGGAAAGACAGTAATTTCACTAGTCCACCTGACTTCCACTCTTCGTCATATGCTCCAGAATCACCCCATGTTCCAGCTGGATATTCCCCTTTCTCTTCTAATAACACGAAGAAAGAAGGTGAACGATCGTATCTAAATGGCGATGCTGCAATAAGCTTGTTATCTGACCACTTCGCTTTAAACCATTCAAATTCATTTAACTCTGCTCGGATGTCAATAAAAATATCACGCCCTCTTATTTTGATTTTTGACAATGTACCACCTTACCTTACTTTTAAATTTAGGATTCAAATATATTTCATATACTATTCATTATTTTTTTGAATTTAAACTTAATAAAATATTTTTCAAAAATTAAAATGTTCTACTGTTGTTTCACCAGTCTCCATTTCTCTAACTACTCCGACTTGCGGTACATATAGTATCTCAACTACCTCGCCTTCACCACCGTTACGCCCTTTGTTAATCCCTACTAAACCACGTCCTTGTTTATAATCCGTATCAATCGCAATTAACATTGAAGCATCTTCTAGCAATGCTTTTGTTTTCTTAACTGCCTCGCGTTCTGGCAACGCTAATTCACGCTCACCATCTTCGTTTTTAGACTCCTTACCTTCATCTGCTTGCGTGATTGCAAGTGTTACGACTTGGAGAGTACCAGTAAGTCTACGTAACCGTTTGGAAGTCTCTGCTGCGTCTCCTCCTGCCGTTTTAGAGGTGTTTTTCTCGTAATCCAAATAATAGAATGGGTCAACAATAACAACGTCAGCTTGTGTTTGTAATATATCCGTTTCTAACTGCCGGAGCGTTCGATTACTAAAATCATCATCATCTACTCCTCGAACAATAATGTTTCCTAATATCTCGTCATTAAGAGTATCCAAAAAGGCACGAAAGGCAATTTCGAACTCATACGCCATATTTCCGTTCCTCACATCGTTTGCATTAAAACCACCCGACAAATCAATTCCTGCGACATTTACTTGCGTTAAGCCTTTTCGTCCAGAGAGTGCGACATATAATCGCACTAGCACCTCAAACCATGGCATTTCCATCGACCATATGAGTACATTTGCGCCTTGTATCGCCATATTAAGTGTTTCTTCAATTGAAGCAATTACTGATTTACCACGCCCTGATTTAGCATAGAATACGTACATATTTCCACTAACATATTCACCAATATTTGAAAAATTTGATTTCCATGTTTTAAATGACTTCCCCTCTTTACGACGATCAAATTCGTCAAGGAATTTTAAAGTATCATTTTTGACATCTGTCCCTATTTTTTCCCGAACATTTGTTCTATATTTAATATTATCAAACTTTTCCTGTAGCTTGTCAATGAGCGTATGGACATCATTTTTATGTTCATCAAACAAAGGCTGTATGCCTGATTGAACTAAATCTATGAACTCCATTTGTCCAGCGTCATTTAACAAACGACGCGTTAACCATTCATAACTATCACTTACTTGTGGAACATAAAAAAAGTCTGGTACGTGTTCGACAACTGTTGCATAAGAAGGTGCTTGCCCTCTATTCTGTTCAGCATATTGGCGAATAAATTCGTATGCCTTACGATCCGCATCAACTTTAAAATGATCTGGAAAGATATTGTGTCGTACTAGTGCTTGTACATCATTATCATCAAGTATTTTTGATAATAATAGTGTTCCGTTATTGCTCAAATGATCCCCCTCCTTTGAGTCTATAGATTTGTATTTACCTTACATATCAATCAAGGTGCTGATTCATTCTTTACTATTATTTTTTCGATAATCTTTATAATTTAAATATTGTTCTGTAAAAATTAATATGAGCGCTACCACGATAAACAATATCTCAATAGCTGTACTTATTTGCGTTAATATAGCGTCTCCCTCCTTATCGTCTACCCCTCTTAGATTCTCCTTCAAATGCAATTACAGCACATTGATCTTTAATCCTGTCTGCTAACCTTTCATCAAAAACGGTTTTCAACTCATTTATTGTTACATTGGAGGTGTAAATAGTGGGCAAATCTGCGGTTGTTCTGGCGTTAATTATCGCATGTACTAATGATCTAAAACTTTCGGATGCTCCCCGTATTCCAATATCGTCACAGACTAATAAATCAACGACACTTGCTCGCTTGATCATCATTTTGATTTCATTTAGTCCTTCTTCATTGTTCGTCATATTCGATAGGTTGTATTTAGTTTGCATTTCGTTAACATCTAAAAATAAAGCAGGTTGCTGTGTTGGCTGAATCCCGCGTTTCAACGCACCTAAGTATGTTGCTATGATATATTCGTTCATAGCGACTACTGCCGTTGTTGTCTTGCCAGTACCAGGAGACTCACTAAAAAGGTATAATGATTTAATACGGTTATTTTCTGCGTCAAATATACGTTGAAAAGTCGCTATATATTTCTCCAATAAATCATAAACCTTTGACTGTGAATCACGGGCAGGCGAGTTTTTTAATGTCAATCCTCTATAACTTGGCGGTGCGCCAGCTAATGCAATACGTCCTCCTTTGCCGTTCAATCCCTCTAGGGCAATCTTATGTGGACATGTAGGCGGACATGTTGAGCAGCCTTTTGTATTTCGCTCGTTAAGTATGCAGCTTTGAACTATAGCCATTCCATCACTTCCTCATATTCTTCTCCTACTTGTTCTGTTGCTTCCTTACGATTTTCAAATAGTTCTGCCTGTTGTAACATCCGGGACATATACGTCACCATGAACCAAAACGACAATCCAGGATATTGTTGCGTAGGTTTATATTGCGTGAAACACGCGTCTATGAACGCTTTAACCGTCTCTTTGCTATACATGCCAGGCTTACGTGTTGTTCCGATATATTTTGCGAGTAAATTACGCTCTGCCACTATCCCCCCTGTACTAACATAATGTATTCCGTATCGTTCAACGTGTTTTTCTTGTAAATACTTTTGAAAGTGTGCGGTGTTCCATTTTTCGATTGGTGTTTCGTTATAATGTGTTGATTTCTTTACCAATTTGTCATGCCTCCTTCAATAACAACTAATTTGATTAACATATTGGATACAAGTTTATACTTTCTAATCACGAAATTACATTTTATATTAATCATTATGATAAACACCTTATCATTACTATTGGCGCAATCCTTTTAAATTGCGATAATATCGTTTATTGAAATATATAATATGGAGCGATAGCGACATAGAGGATTTATGCGTTAGCATAAAAACTCGTTAATATTTTAAAGATATTAGTTTAGTTAAAAAGAAAGTAGTATAGTTCGTGTATCTAGTTTGACACCCCTAAGGCATACTCAACCTGACACTCCTATCATTATTTATCAAGCAAATAATAGACATTTGTTGTCTGTTTTCCGTCCCCAAAAGTTCGCTGCTCTCTTCGAATATATCCTTCGGCTTCTAACGATTTCAATGCTCTAAAAACACTACTTCTACTTATACTTGCTATTTCTGCTACTGTTTGTGCACTTGGATATGACTGCTTACTTATGTTGTCAGTAAATAAACAAAGCGACATGTAAACGATTTTGTCACGATGAGTTAATGATTTGTGTCGAACTAGCGATTGTGAAATCATTACGAATTTAGATTTATGATTCTCCATTTCAACCTCCTTATTTTTATACATGACCTAGAAACTATATTCAGACATGAAATTTCTAAATTGCATACTTAATCAATATTATCTTATCTTCAAAGTAAACTAGATTTAGCTCTCTCCTTTACTTAAGACTGCGCACTTAAAACGTGAAAATTGGAATTATTTAACCTCCTTACTTGTATAAGCACACTAGCTATATGTCATATGCAACAAATTATATAAATTATTTATAATTAAACCAAAATACCTATGAAATTTGTCGTAAAATATATGTATTACAGGTAAATATATCAATTGGAGGTAATCATATGAATGAGGAAAAGGCTTGGTATAAGAAAAAGGTAGTCTGGAAATGGATCGGAATAGTTTTTGTTGCACTTTGCATACTAGGCGCAATATTACCTGAACCGCCAGAAGAAAAATCCGACGTTAAAGAGGTTGTAAAAGATCCAACCGAACAAAAAGATAAAAATAAGGAAATTGTAGTTACGGAAGAAGAAGAAAAAGTACAAAAAGACTCTGAGACAACAAAAGATTTAGAAATCAAAAATAAACCAGCAGAAATTAAAATTTTAACAAAAGAAGAAGTGTTGAAAAAATTTGAAATGGATGCCGATATAGCCCCATACATAAATAAACCATTTATTTTCAAGGATAGTAACACAGATATAGCAGATTATTACGCTCTTGCAGATAATGATCGCTATAGAAATGCTAGTGTTATATTTAAAGACGGACAAATCGCACGAGTAAAGTTAATACCTTTAAATAATATTAAAGCAGAAATTTTATTTGAAGAATTTGGTATTTCGAGTCCATTAGTAAACAGATTACCTGGCATGGCTGGAGCTTTTGAAGCTACACCAATCCCTGCATATTCCTCTCAAAATATCGAAAGATACCCATTTGAATTAGACTAGGAAAAGTTATGGACGCCAATTATGGCGTCTTTTTTAACTAGTTAAAAAATAATTCGAGAACGCTATGTTACGAGTCAATTTTTTAATTGCTACATACAAAACAGCAGCAAAGTCACGTACTTTACCCAATTTGTATGAACTCGTTACTTTTAGAATTGTATCATAATACTCTTTTTCATAATCCTCTATCTGAATATCACGATCAACAGACGCCTTTGCTTTATACACTACACCAACCATTTCGTACAATTCTTCCGCATCAAAGAACGGTGCTAATGCGTACTTTAATGTTTTTGGTAATTTACTTACTAGCCCATTTTTAATAAGCACAGCGCGTTCTCCTGTGTCATATGTATTATTAATATTTTTTTCTGGAGCCTTATGAGGAGCGTCTATGCTGTGACATGCTGGTGTGACATCGTTATTAATACGCATATTATCCGACATTGGTTCATCTACTTGTCCAAATGCTTCTCGCGCTGCAATTTGCGATAAGAAAACGATAGCATTTGACGATTGACGTTTGTCACCGTTATGACGTTTTAATTCGTATTGTACAATGATGCCAAGAGATTCAAGTAATTCACATGCACGAATAACTGTACGACGACTAATATCTAGCATGTTCGCAATCTTCGATTTCGATAAATAGCAAACACCATAGTATTTTGAAGCATAGCGATGTAACACGTCCAATACCTCACGCGTTGCTTTTGTTAGTTGCTTTCCAAATTGTTGGCGGATCGCAATCGTATTCGCATTAAGTTGTTCAATCGTTGTAAATGGTTGTAACATTTGGTACGTAGATTCAGTGTTTAATAGTTTCATAAAACAGTTGCCTCCCGTTATAGGAAAATAGAAAAAAGCGTTACATCGCATAATTACTAGCGACATAACGCTTTTTTCGTTGACGAAACCGAATAAATAAGATACAATAGGCGTATCTTATGTAATACGATTAAGTCGGCAAGTGTTAGTCGCGAGTCTGAGTCGCGGTTGACGGTTGTATGGTGCGACCAACACCTTACAACAGCCGGCTTTTTCTATTTTCGTTCGTATTTGTTACCACAACTTTACACTGTAAAAAACGGAAATGCAAGCATAAACTTCATCTATTCCCTACGCGCAACTCTGAAAATTGAGTTGCGCTTTTTTGTTAACTCCGTACGATTTTACGTTAAATTTTACGTAATGAATTACGGTAAAATAAATAAAAACTATTGCATTACGGTAAAAATATGTTATAATTACGGTATAAAACATTTTCGGAGGCGATTGAATGCACTTATTTGCGTTAGATTTGGGGAATCGACAAGTTAAATTAATGAGCGAAAAAGGTACAAAAGTCTTACCTAGTTACTTTGTGGATGTAACGGAGTATGGAAAAAGAGATGCGATTTCACTATCAAGAACAAGTGAAAAAACTACAAGTGATTATGTAAGTCAACGTGATTCTGACTTCACTTATGTATGGGGAACTGGACTTGATGTGAGTCGAAAAAACGTGACGGACACGTTAGATTTCAATAAACGCTACGATACACTTGAATTTAAATTATTAGCTGATTTTGCATTAGCTGAACTAGCTCGCGATTTCAAGGACGCTTCTAAAGGCATCTTAGACGTAGTAGTTGTAACGGGCGTGCCAACAGAAGATTATGAGAAAGATGAAACGATTTCGCAAATCACTAACTCGTTAAAAGGTATTCACAGTGCAACAATCGATGGTACAACTTACGTTATTAACGTACATGAAGTTTATGTACTAATGCAGCCAGTAGGAACAGCAATCGATGTAATGGTTGAAGCAGATGGCAACATAGTTGATGATAACGATATTGAAGAAGGATATGTAGGCGTAGTAGACGCTGGAGGCGGTACTGTACTGGTTGATGCTTTTGAAAAGATGAATCTTGATACTAAGAACCGAGTACAGCTTGAAGATGGATCACACGAACTATTTACGGAGATCCGCAATCAAGTAATCGCACTTGGACATAAAATTACAGATCATGAAGTTGAACGTATAGTTCGAGATGGAAATGCCCGTGAAGTGTATACATGGTCACCAAACGGACGTGAGACAATCGATCTTACAAACATCGTATTAAAAGAACGTAAACGATACACACGCAAAATCGCTCAATCTGTTAAATCTACGTATAAAGCAATCGCACGTATGCGTAAAATTTATGTAACTGGCGGTACAGCAAACCTATTTGTAAAAGAGGAATTTGAGCGTGTAATTAAGATTGCTCAGTTCGTACCAGATAGCGAAACTGCAAACGTAAGAGGTTACTACAAGTACGGATTAATTAACGAGGTGATTGCGGTTGACGAAGTTAAGAGTTGAGGTCGTTTTGACAGACGCTGATGCTGATATTATCGAATTTCTAGCGAAACATGATGTACCAAGAGCAACGCAATTTAAAAATGCAATACGTGAGAAGATGCAACGTCGAGAGGAAGAACAGTTTGACGAGCGTGTTAAACGGTTATTAGGCGAAGTGTTAGCAGAAAAAGGAGTTAGTGCTCCGCAAATTACAAAGGTTGAAAGCAAGAAACGATTAGGCTTCGGAGCCAAGAAGGGCTAAACAAATTAAAGCCGAGTGGACAAGTTATAGTCTACTCGGCTTTTTTCTTAATATGACAACTTAGTATGTAACCATTATTTTATTGGAATGAAACGTTTGAAATTGCGAACGGAAGCATAGCTGGAAGTACTCCAATATATTTATAGTCAAATTTAACTCCACCAGTGATAGATGCAGCTGTACCTAGAGCAATACCTAGCGAACCAAGTACTTTAGAAATAACTGGTTCAGGTATCCAAAGACCTCCAATAGCAATACCTCCACCTAATCCAATCAGTGTATTTCTAGATAAATATACTGTAGCACCCCACCAATGAAAATCGATGTCAGTTTTACCATTTACATATTTAGCTGCTGCCATTGCTTGCGGAATCTGAGTCTCAGCTTGGCTATTCAAATCTAATTGTTGGATTTGAGCATTTGCTAAGCTAATTTGATTTTCAAGTTTAGTGTATAGCTCAGGACTCAATTCTGTACTAGCTTCAGAAATAATTGAGAAAGTTTTACCAGCAAAATCAAAATTAACATAAGGATCTAATAAGTTGATTTCATAATCAGAAAGAATACTAGGGTTGGCTTGTTGTTGAATAACAACAGTGCTTTCTTGATTTTCAAGTTCACTAGCCGAAGCTTTATCGAAAGGCAACATTGCACTTGTTAACAACATAGAAGTAATTACTGTATATCCTACACCTTTTTTAATTAAGTTCACTATTAACACTCCTTAGAATTATTGAGGATTTTTCTTTTTGGTAAAAAACCCTTCAAATATCATATATAATGCAATGGCAATCCAAAAGCTAAATAACCACGTGTTATTTTCTTTTAAGTCTGTAAAAATTAAGATTGCACCAAAAATTGTGATAATAATTTTAATTATTACTTTCACTATAATAAACACTCCTCTCTATCGATAGAAAAAAAGTAAAGCACCTCGAGTTAATTTCATCCTAACATTCCCATAAATAGAAATTCAATTGTAACTTCACGCCAGTTTTTGGCGTGATGATCACTACATCTTTTAGGTATATGCATTAATCCACGCCAATCCACGCCAACCAACCGCCATAAAATGGCGTAGCTCCTATTATTTCGTGGCACTAAAGTAATAATTTTTGTGAAATATTTCTCTAATACTTGAATTCTTCATTAATTTTTGTTTTTTTAGAAAAATAAAAAATGTCACAAAAATGTCATAAAACGTAATGGTATGTAGAATTATCGTTTTGGCTAGAGGGCATCCGTCAAACTTATACCCTTTATCAAACAAAAATAAAACCGAGTGGACAAGGTATAGTCTACTCGGCTTTTTTCTTTTTCTTCTTCTTTTTTGGAGCAGTTGGTAGTCCATATTTCTCCGTTTGCTTACTAACATTTGCGGCAAATTTCTTTAATTTTTCTTCATTGTACATCGGTGATTCACCTTCCTTTTATCACCAGTATGGGCAAAAAAATATATATTTAATTATGGATGCTGTTAGCGAGTTCTTGTCTGGCATAGAAGAAAAGGATAAGTGACTGTATTCTTTATGGAAGTATAAAAAAATCGCTATTTTTTAAATAAATGACATATTATAGTTAATTTGGTATAGTTATAATATCATATGAAAATCATACATAATAGGAGGATAATCTACATGAAGAAGATAATTTATACCGTGTCTTTAGTATTGTGTTTGGGATTAGTCGGGTGTGGGACTACTTCTGAAAAAGAAGAAGATGCAAAACCTAAATCAGAAAGTACCCCACCTGTTGAAAAGACATCTTCAGAATCAAACAAATCAGTAGAATATCAATATCAGAAATACTATGATTCTATGGAAGTAACAGTACGGCAAATTATTAATAATAATGCATTACTAGATCAATACCAGCAAGAGTTAAATATAGGTACTATATCGCTTGACGATTTTAGTCTACTAATTACTTACGAATTAATCCCAGCGAATGATGCGCTTCTTGAATCTGTTGAATCTTTTAAAGCAGCCGATGAAGTAGTAGATACTCATGAAACACTAATCACAATGTTAAATAAATTACATTATGCATTACTTGAGATTTCGGGAGCAATTGACACAAGTGATTCTTCAAGAATGGTTTCAGCTATTGAATACTTAGATGAAGTTAAAAAGTATGAAAGAGAATTTTCTCGCGACATTAAGAAGCATGTCAAAATAGATGAACTTTGAGCTAATAATGGAAAAACCCTTGATGCTTAATGTTAATTATGTAATAATTAAATTAATCAAATAGTGCGATTTTTAAATCTGGATTAGGAAGCACCTAATCGTTAAGATGTCTATTTATTTATGGGCATTTTTAGCGGTTAGGTGTTTTTTTTGCACTTTGGAAGGAGGTGTTAAAATGCAAGAGGCAGTCAATATGATCATATTATGTTTGACGTTATTGATACTAACTAGCCTAACGGTATTAGCAATACTATGTAATTTTGGTTGGTTTAAACGATTTGGATATTACCAAAATCGTTTACATTCCTATTCAGCTGGCGCTATTGCTCTATCAGTTGGCTTAATGTATCTAATATTACAGTAAGCTAAAAAAAGTAAAAAGACCA